TAAAAATTTATCAACAAACAAAGTTGCAACTCCGCCGAATTCATTTTTTGCAACATCTGCCGCAATAAAATACTGCAACATAGACCCACTATTCATAGATACCAATGATAGTCAAAACATTGATACGAAAAAGTTATCTGAACAAATAAATGAATATGATGGAGTTCTGCCTGTTAGTTTATATGGAAACCCTTGTGACCTATCATCAATAGACAGTCTAGCAAAAAATAATGAGAAGTTTGTTATTCACGATGCCTGTCAAGCACACGGAGCTAAACATAATGGTGAAAATATTTGTAACTATTCAGACGCTACATGCTTTAGCTTTTATCCATCAAAAAACCTTGGAACCTTTGGAGAGGGCGGGGCTATATTAACCAACAATCAATCGCTATATGAAGAGCTGGTTCAATTAAAAAATCATGGGCAAAAAACAAGATATTATCATGATATAATTGGCTATAACTATAGAATGAACGAGATTCAGGCAGAGGTTCTCTCTGTTAAATTAAAATATCTAAACGAATGGACTGATGAAAGAATAACCATAGCCAATAGATATAGAAAGAATCTATCGTCTAATTCTAAAATTAGACTTTTAAATGTAAACAGCAACGATAAATGCGTATATCACCTATTTCCAATCTTCACGGAATACAAACAGGATTTAATCAATTTATTTAATAAAGCAAATATTCAATACGGCTTTCATTATCCCGTCCCCATATACGACCAAAAACCCTTTGAATATCTAAATCTGAACAAAAAACTGTTTCCAAAAACCGAAAGCTCAAAAAATGAGCAAATCAGTCTTCCTCTTTACGTGGGAATGACAAATGATGAGATTGACTATGTTAGCGAAGTGGTTAATAGGTTATAGGTTTTTTTATTATTATCAATTATTTATATGAAAATATGGGGAACTAGATTCAGTCTAATTGGTGATATTATAATGTCCTTGCCAATACTAGAGTATATTCACGAGCAGTATGGAGAATACTATTCGTATTTTTGCGTGGCACAAAAATGCCAACAGGCTATACCATTATTTCTTAATCAGCCATTGATTAATGAAATTAAAATAAGCGATCATTATGAAGATTTAGGCGATCTTGATAGAGAAATTATTTCTAAATGTGATTTAGCGCTCAACGTCAAGCCATCCGTTCCATTCGAGAAAAGTGGAATGCAAGACTGGTACAATTATAGGTCTTGTGTTGAAGAAGTCGCATTGATGGCCGGGTTTGATCCACATAACTTTACGAATAGGGTTCCAAAATTAATACAATACTGGGAAGATGATATAATCGCAAAAGATGACTCAAAACGTATTGTTATATGGCCATTTGCTGGATATGGGCAAGGAACACAAAGAAGCCCATCGGCAAGTTGGTGGCAAAAATGTGTTCATATATTAATAAATGACTTTAATTATAAAATAATTCATGCGGGGGTAGACTCTGAGCCCACAATAATAGATCACCCCAATTATACAAGAATTACATCCTTATCGTTTTTTAAGCAAATTCAAGAATCACTTAAATGCGATATGGCAATAGGAACAGATTCTGGGTCGATGTGGGTTATTGGCGCATATTCCAAAATACCACAAATTAACCTATTAACAAACTGGTTTTTTTATCATCACACGAATCCGCTAGCACTTGCTCCGGCTGGCAATAAAACTATTAATTTATTTGCACCAAACGGTTGTGATAACATTAGTATAAACGAATTAATACAAAAAATAAATGAAAATATTTGCATATAACGCACAATTAAACGATACTAAAGAATTTGGATCATTCACGGTTGTAGCGAGAAAATTAAACGAACAATTTAAAAAACTAAACGTATTAGGAGAAGAGAGCGATCCAGATACATTTGTTATTTTTCCCGAAGTTTTTGCTACAGAAAAAAGATGGAACAAACAAATTCCGCTTTTGGCTTGTGAATATAGCCTATCACCACAGATAGTTATTGATAAATTAAAAGCCTATAATCCACAAGTTTTGGCAATAAGTGATTTTGCAAAGAAAAACCTAATAAATTCTGGATATGAAAAAGTAGAAACTGTTCACTTGGGCACCGACCCAGATACATGGCATAGAACTAAGCATGAAAAATTTCCTACATTTACATACTTAACTGTAAATAGTAGCAATGACCGAAGTGGATTTGAAAAACTCTTACCTGCATTTATTGAATTTAGCAAAGATAAAAATGTTAATCTAATAATTAAAGATGGGCAAAACAGCAGTTTTGAAAACTATATTAAATCATTAAATAATACAAATATAATATATATAGGGGGCATACTAGCTGAGGAGAAGCTACGAGAGCTATATAATAGGTGTCATATATTTATATATGCAAACAATACCACTTCTTTTGGGATGAATATTTTAGACGCCGCATTATGCGAAATACCTATTATAGCCACATTAGGATCCGCAGTAAAAGAATTTTTACCAGAATGGACACAACCCATCAAGATAAAAACCGAAATAAAAAAACTTGACGCACAATCCATACGGGAGTGGAATTCAATTGGTATAAATAGTTTTCCAGAAAGTTTTTTATCAATATTTGGAGGAGATATATATGCAGAAAGGGTCATACAACAAGATATCTTTAACTCTCTAGAGTTTTCTTTTAAAAACTATCAGGACTATTGTATAATTTCTAAACAGTATAGAGATTTTGTTTTAGCGAATTATACTTGGGAAATTTGCGCAAAAAACATAGTCAATAAACTATCAAATTTATGATAAATCTTCAAGTAGACGAGGCCTATGCATTTGATTATCTTTCAATAATGGAAGTAAAAAAGAACCTTGCGCCCTCGCCATTAAGGGCAGAAGGGTACGAAAAATGTCTTAATTTCCTGCGCGGTCAGGTATCAGATATCGATGCAATACTTTCCTCCCAAGAGTATAAAAAACTTTATGAATCAAATGTTTATACGTTTGGTCTAGTAGATAAGGCAAGAAACAACCAACATGTATCAGCTAAAGAAGTAGATGATGCAAACATGGAAAGATTCCACTGTAAGCAAGCTTTGCAAAAATCATTTTTCTCTACAAACCTTGTAGAGACTAAGATACTATAAATATGAAATGGTTCTTAAATATAAATAACTTCTCAATATTTGATAAAATCAAAATTTGCTTATTTTTACTAAACCCTAAAAATAGGTGGACTCAAGATAATCAAGTTAAGTTATTTGAGAAAAAGTTTGCGAAATTTGTTGGATCTAAGTATGCAGTATTTGTCTCTAGCGGATCAACGGCGAATACCTTAATCGCGCAATATTACAAAAGTATACAGAAAAATAATAATAAAAATATCATAGTACTACCTTCTACTACATGGCAGACATCATGTGCGCCTTGGGTTCAGGCTGGTTTCGAGCCACATTTTATAGATATATCTATGACAGATTTTAGTATAGATAAGATTAAACTTGAAGAATACGTTAAGAATAACCATGAAAAAATTGCCTGCATTTTCCCTACTTCTTTGATTGGATATGTTCCAGATATGCAGTTTTATTTAAATTTAAAAAACACATATAATGTTAAGATAGCCTTTGATAACTGCGAGAATACTCTCGGAACCTATAACAATAATAACATTTCTTCATTTTTTACTTCATCTACTTCTACGTATTTTGGGCATCAAGTTCAATCAATAGAAGGCGGATTTATTTTTACAAATTCAGATAAGGAATACCATTTTTATCTAATGAATAGAAACCACGGAATGACAAGAAGTCTTTCTGTATATGGAATTGATAATAGTAAATATATAAATAAAAAAGTTGACTCGCTATTTGATTTTTATTCTCTAGGAAATAATTTCAGAAATACAGACTTAAATGCATTTATTGGGCAATTAGATTTTAATAGAATTAATTTTTACACAACAAAAAGAAAAGAACTTTATTCTTACTTTAATCTAGATCCTACAAAATTTTACCTACCAAATCCAAATAGAAATAATGTAACTTCAGATGTTCCATTTTGCTTTCCCATAATTATAAAGGACTCCAATACAGAGTTATTCAATAAAGCTCTGGAATTATGTAAAAAAAATGGTATTGAATATCGTCCAATCATTTCCGGATATTTAGGATATCAAACTTGTTATAAAAAATTCTTTAAGTCCCAAAAGGACTATCCTAATTCTATCTATATCCATAAACATGGGTTTTATGTTGGCTTGCATTCCGGCGTAACAAAACAACAAATCATTAATTTTGTAGATAAATTAAACAATTTGTGATATAGTAAACACATGATAGAGAGGATTAAAAATTTACTAACGCCATATTATATAAATGATTTAAAAAGATATGGTGGAAATTCTGATGGGGGCTATATATTAAGCGAGTCTTTACTTAATAATTCTAATATCATATACTCTTATGGAGTTGGGCCAGAGGAGCATTATATTAATTTTGACAAGCATATGTCGTTTTTAAATAAAAAGGTTTATTTATACGATGCATCAATAAATGGCCTTTGGGGAAATGATCCAAATTTCATCTTTAAAAAAGAGTATGTTAACTCTAAAAACATACTAACCCATATAAGTGAGAATGGGCACTCCTCTGAAACGGAAATGGTTCTTAAAATGGATATTGAAGGAAATGAATTTGAAACTATTATTAATAGCGAATCAACACTGTTTAAATATTTTAATCAAATTACCATTGAAGTTCATGATATATTAAATTCACATGACGAAGCAAATTTGGTTATCAACAATGACAACGAAGAAAAAAGATGGCTCAATAAGATCAACTTGTTTGAAAAATTAAATACCTACTATAAATTAGTTCATATTCATGGCAATAATTATTCTAGAGCAAAAACTAACGGAATTTGCGATGTAGTTGAATTAACTTACATTAGAAATGATACATTTAATAATGATCTGGAAATTTCAAAATTACAATGTCCAATTCCAGACTTAGATTTTCCCAATAACCCATACGATAATGATGTACAAATGAACTGGTGGATTAAATGAAATTCAAAAATATATACGGCAGGGAAGTTAATAAAAACATTATTCCCTATATAGTTAACTGGCAAAAAAAGGTTGGCAGTAATGCACAGACTAATGTCAAAAAATTCTTTGCTCAATACTGGGCTGGTCACATAGTTTGTGAAGAGTTTCCAGTACTGGGAAGCAAGATGAGATGTGATCTCATTAATTTTACAAAAAAAATTGCCATAGAGACACATGGTCAACAGCACGATAAATTCGTACCATTCTTCCACAAGAATAGGACAAACTTTAAAAATAGCTTTAAACGAGACTTGGTCAAGCACAATTGGCTTGAACTTAATGGCTTTAAAGTAATTGAAATATTTGACAACGAAATCAAGCACTTGACCCCAGATTGGGTCAAAGAAAAATTTGGAATAGAAATAATTTAATTTACATACGGATAAATATACTCTATCATTGAAGGTATGAGTATTTTTTATATAGGTATAGGAGGAGTTGCGAGATCTGGCAAGGACAGTTTTGCTAACAATCTTCTAGATATTTTAAAAGAAAACAATTTTAATGCAATTAAAAGCTCGCTAGCAGAGCCCTTGAAGCACGATTGCAAAGAATTTATTTCATCTAAACTTGGTCTCGATGTCTGGACGGACAAAACAGAAGAAAAGGCTATTTTTAGAGAGATGTTGGTATGGTATGGAAAAGTCAAAAGACAACAATCAGAAGGCCAATATTGGACAAATCTTCTAACAAAAAGAGTCGAAATGGCCGCTCCAGAGATCTGTATTGTTCCAGATGTGAGATACCTCCAATATCCAGAAGACGAGGTTTTTTGGCTGAAAAACAAGATGAATGGAATTCTTATTCATATAGAAAGAAAAGACATCAATGGAGACATTGTTCCGCCAGCAAATATGGACGAATCAATTAATGATAAATTAATTAAAGACAATGCTGATTACTCTGTAGTCTGGCCCACATATGCTCCAGATGATCTTTCTAGTCTTGCCAACGAAGTAAAAAAGGTTTACCATGAGTTTATAGAAAAAAATATATATGCAGCAAAAAATTCGTAGCGTTAATGTAGAAAAACACGTACTTGCGGGCTTTATTAAGCATCCAAAGGTATACCACGATGTTTCTCATTTTATAAATGAGCAGGATTTCACTAATGGGCATAAGACTATTTTTAGTGTCGTCAAAAATCAGATCATGCATAACCAGCCATTGGATGCGGTGATCCTGTCAGAAAAGATTAAAAATCTAGGCATTACATTTAACAAACAGGATTTCAATATCTTTGACTACATTGAAGGGTTGTCATTTATCAAAATCAGCGAAAAGTCTCTTTTAGAAGCATGCAAGGAGCTTAAGACAGTCACTATTCGTAGGGAAATTTTTGAAACATCGTCACAAATCCAAGAGGCAATGTTAAATTCTGGAGATCAGAATCCAGATCAAATTATCAGTTTGGCGGATAAGATGTACAATGATAAGATAAGTGCATATGATCTAGATGTAAAGCCAGAAGACTTGTTTGCAAATATCGAGCAACTAATCGAGGAAAGAGCAAACGCTCCAGTAGCCGAACTCGGATACATGACCCCCTACAAGCAATTTAATCAAATGTATGGTGGATTAAGGCCCGGCGAACTCTACGCTTGGGTATCTAGGCCAAAGCACGGTAAAAGCACTATCCTAAACGACATCGCAACCAAGTCTACTGTTATTAATCCTAACATGCGCGCATTGATTCTTGATACGGAAATGCAGACTAATGTCATGAAGTTTCGTATCGCCAGCAGTATAACTGGTATACCAATGTGGTATCTAGAAACTGGTAATTTTAAAAACAATAAAGAACTATTGGCAAGATGGAACAGCAAGAAGACAGAGCTTTCCCTAATTCAAGGAAGAGTTAATCATATGCAGGTAGCTGGAAAACCAGTTCAAGAAATTGAATCTATTATCCAAAGGTGGTATTTAAGTGAAGTTGGTCGGGGCAATCCAGCTATGGTTGTTTATGACTATATCAAACTAACTGGCGAAACCGGAGATAAAAACAAACAAGAATATCAATTAATTGGCGACAAGGTAGACTCTTTGAAAAATCTATCAGTTAGATTAAATATTCCATTATTAACGGCTTGTCAGCTAAATAGAAATGCCGAAAACGGGGCAGATGACAGTTCCGCTATTTCTCAGAGTGATCGCTTGCAATGGTTCGCCGCATACGTTGGAATCTTTAGAAGGAAAACCTTAGAAGAACAAGCCGAGGATGGTATTCAGTATGGCACACACAAAATGATTGAACTTGCGGCCAGATATCAAGGCAAAAACGCTCATGGGCACAGCGACCTGATTAAGGTCAAAGATGGAAACCAGTTCAAGTATAAAAAGAATTTCATTTCATTTAATGTAAATAATTTCGATGTACAAGAGAAGGGAACCTTGCAGGACATTGTAGATTCAAAGTCTGGCGTAAAGGTTGATATTTTTGATCGGGATTATAAAGAGGACGATGACAATGGGGAATTACTATGAACCTAGTCGAGTTGCTCAAAAACGCTGGCTGTAAACCCAAGAGTCATGGTACATATTTAACATGTACGGCAAAATATCGTGGCGGAGATGATCCAACTTCCGTAGCGGTTTATCTTCAGACAAATACTGTTCATGACTTTGTTACTAGTAAAACAATGTCGCTTGAGGAGTTCTTGAAAAAGACTCTAAACTTAAAGTCACATGAGCAATTAGATAAAATAATCAATGGAACGAAAGAATACTATTCTTCTTGCTTTTCCACTGTAGACAACGATGATCCGTTTAGCAAAACAGTAAAATATTACTCAAGTGATGATATGTTATCATTAAAAGACGAACATTCCTACTGGAATGGCAGAGGCATAAGTAGCGAAATCTTAAAAACATTTCAGAGTGGAACATGCTATACTGGCAAAATGAAGAATAGGTATGTTTTCCCAATTTTTAATTCTCGAAAAAAAATAGAAGGGTTTTCTGGTAGAGATGTTTCCGGAGCTTCTAAAATCAAGTGGAAGCACATTGGTAAAAAAAATGATTGGGCATATCCATTGGTTTTTAGTCATAAATATATAACAGATAAAAATGAAATAATATTAACTGAAAGCATAGGGGACATGCTATCACTGTGGAGATCTGGTATAAAAAACACAGGAATAACATTTGGCACTGATATAGGAACTGGTTTAATAAAAGCAATATTGCGTCTAGATCCAAAAAGTATTATCATTGCAACTAATAATGATCAAAATCAAGCAGGACAAAATGCGGCAAAGGGGATCAAAACAAAACTAATGGAGTTTTTTGACGATAACCAAATCAAAATTGCACATCCTATTAAAAATGATTTTGGCGAACAAGACGATGAAGAAAATTTACTTTGGTACAATAATTTAAAATAATATGAACTGGACAGAATACTACATGCGCCACCAATATCTGGCGTCCGAAAAAAGCAAAGACCCAAGTACCAAGATTGGTGCCGTATTGGTTCGTGGTGATAATATTGTATCTATTGGCTACAATGGTTTTCCAAGAGGAATTAATGATTCTCCGGAAAGACTTAATAACAGAGAAGAAAAGTATTTCTATGTTGTACATGCTGAATCCAACGCAATTTTAAATGCGGCAAGAAACGGCATCGCAACAAAAGGTGCCATACTTTACACCTCTGGTATGCCATGTAATGAGTGTGCTAAAGCCATCATTCAGGCCGGGGTGCAAACTGTTTATCTTCACAAACAGTATCCTAGCCTATCACATGGCAAATGGTCAAAGTCTGTAAGCAAGGCCCAAGAAATGTTTTATGAGGCTGGAGTATTTGTCACAGAATTAGACCAGCAACTTAATATTAACTGCATTATTAATGGAGAAACAGTCAGCGTATGAGCGAAGAACTTGTAAGACTATCTGCTAGCCGAATTAAAACTTTGCAGTCATGCAGTTGGAGCTACTATGCAAACTATGTACTAAAATTACCTCAGACAAATAATTCTGGAGCAATGCGTGGAACCATTGCACACTTAATATTTGAAACCCTGTCCAATTCAAGGCATCACAAATATGTAAAAAAAATTGTTAAAAAGAACACGTGCGAAGCAGTTCCCAGTGTGTGGCGTTTAATATTTAAAACTGCAAAAAAAATCGGCCTAGATTTAGACGAGATGGTTAAACCATTGAAAAAAGAGCCAGAAATTACTAATTTAAAGTGCATAGATGAAATGATTCTAGTTGGATTAGAATTTGATTTCATGGATATTAATGGCTTTATTGGCAGTGAGTGGGCATTTGACATCGTGAATGAAAGCCCAAAGTATCGTATAGTTGGATTCGTAGATAGGCTAGTAAAAGAAAAGGATGGAAGATTAACGGTTAGAGATTATAAAAGTAGTAAAAAGCCATTTGATGCAGAAGAGCTTGAAAGCAATCTTCAAAGCATGATGTACACACTTGCGCTAAAGAAGAAGTACCCAAATGAATACAAAGAAATCGTTGCGAAGTTTCTCTTTTTAAGATACCCAAAGGATCCAGAAAAATCCTCTCCAGTTTTTTCTGATATAGAGCTAGAGGGGTTCGAGCATTATCTCGAACATATATCAAAATATTTACAGAACTTTAACGATGAACATGCAAAAACTAATTTTGCAAAGCATGACTTTAGTAAGAAGTGGATGTGTAAAACAAAATCTGGCTGGAAATGCCCATACTTGGAGCCAATATCCTACAAGGTTTTAGTTGATAAAGATAAAAAAATAATTAAATCAGTGTTCGCAACGCAAGAAATAGATCCAGAAGATATTAAAGAAGGATTCACGATTGAAAACCGTGAATACTCAGGATGTCCAGCTTGGGAAGTCAAAAAGCAGAAAGATGCATTTGACTTTTAAATAAAATACTGGTAACATCAGAGTATGCAATATATCTGCGTAAATCAAATCAACGAACATGGTCTTAGGAAGTTTCGCCAAGAATTTTGGAATATAGATAGAAATACAGATCAGCCAATCATACCAATAGTTATTGATTGTTATGGTGGTGAAGTATATTCAGTATTGGGGATGGTGAGCATTATAAAAAGCACTGAGAAGCAGGTTTGCACTATAGTTGACTCCAAAGCCATGAGTGCCGCCGCCATCTTGTTAAGCTGTGGAACCAAGGGCTTGAGATTCGCAAGTGAATATGCTCATATCATGGTACATGAAGTGCTAACTGGAACTGGACAAACGAAAGTGAGTGATGTCAATATTGATACAAATCACGCACTCGCTTTAAATAAGCAGTTATTTTCAATTCTCGACAAGAACTGCGGCAAGACAAGCGGCTTCTTCTACAAGGCTGTAGAGAGCAACAAGAATAGCAATCTATACCTAAACGCCAAACAGGCAAAGAAATATGGCATTATTGATCACATCGACAGCCCAAGGCTAAACATCTCCAGAGAATATTCAATATCTACTTTAACCAATCAGTAAATGATTCCAATATTCAGATCCAATTATTCGTTGACCTCGATCCTTACCTTGGACAAGGCAACCAATATAAATGAAAGAAAGAAAAATCGTGCAGATTCTATTTTTGACATTTGTAATGATCAGGGTCTTGAAGACGTATTTATTGCTGATAATAATTTAAGTGGAATGGTAGAGGCTTATGAAAACGCCTCTAGCGCTGGTTTAAACTTGCGCTATGGATTCAGAGTCAGCGTCTGCAATAACATTGAAGATAAAACAGACGCATCCACACAAACAGAAGGCAAATTAATTATCTTCGCCAAGAAGGAAAACTTTACAGACTTGGTTAAACTTCACAATGTCGCCAATACTGTTGGCAGTTTCAATGGTAAACCTAGGCTTGATTATAATATTCTAAAAAAGAATTGGAGCAAGAATCTATTAATGTTAATACCATTTTATGATTCATTTATATTCAATAATTTATTGCATGGCCATTGCTGCATTCCAGATATTGATTTTGCAAATCCTTACATTTCAATAGAAAATAATAACTTGCCATTTGACAATACTATTAAGAAACAAATACAATCAAATATAAAATACGATCAGATTGAAAGCAAAACTATCTACTATAAGAACAGGTCTGATTTTAATGCTTATATGACTTATAGATGTATTTTAAATAGAACAAACTTTCAAAAGCCAGAATTGGCCCACTTTGGAAGCAGGGAATTCTGTATGGAGGCAATAAACAATGCAAGATAATCTTTTACGTTTTCAGAAAAAGCAAAAGTATTTGGTCTTTGATCTGGAAACCGAATCATTAAATCTTGCTAACTCTAGACCTTGGCAAATTTCTTGGTTAATTGCAGAGGGCAATAAAATCATTAAAAATGAAGATAGGTTCGTTTATTGGGACGACCTAAAAATGTCTGATGGTGCTGCAAAGATAACGCGCTTCGATAGAGCCGCTTGGGCTAAAAAAGCAGAAGATCCTAAAAAGGTTGTTACTGATTTTGATAAATATCTTTATAATAAAGATTATATAATTATTGGCGCAAACCTACTTGGTTTCGATGTTTATCAACACAATAACTTAAGAAGGGCAGTAGGACTAGAGACAGATTATTCTTATGTAGATAGAATTCTTGATGTACAATCAATACAAAAGAGTATATACTTGGGTATTAAATCAATACCAGAAGATCGTTCTGGTTGGAATTTCCAAATGCAAAACTTTAGACAGCGAGGACTCAAAACATCGGTAAAACATCTTTCTAGCGTATATGAAATACCATACGATGAAAATCGTGCGCACGATGCTATTTACGATAACGAGCTAGTGTTTTCTATTTTTAAAAAACAAATTTTTTCAATTGAAGTATGAGCGATAAATTTCTTAAAGAATTCGGCACAATAAAGATTGACAACGTAAACCTTGTCCGTCTTCCTAGTATTAATCTTACCGATGAGGAAAAGACAGTTATTAAAAAATCTGTAACTAATAATGACGAGTTTTTACAACAATTAATTAATAAGGGCTGGGTGTCTTTTAGGGATAAGGTAGACAAGACTCTGTGGCCTACATATATCGAAAGACTGCAAGAGGAGTTCTCTATTGTTCAGGAACTTGGATTCGTTGATTATTTTCTATTGGTTTGGAGAGTAATTAACAAGGCCAGACAAATGGGAGCGTTCATTGATTGGGGTCGTGGAAGTGCCGCTGGTAGTTTGATATTCTTTTTAATTGGAGTAACAGGAGTTGATCCAATAGATAAGAAACTATTCTTTACAAGATTCATTTCCAAGGTAAGAGCAAAAAAAGAAATTATTGACGGTGTAACATATATACAAGGAGATTTGGCACCAGATGTTGATATTAACTTGGGCGGGGTTAGAGAAGAAATAATCGAATGGTTAAAATCATGTTATCCTAATAAGGTTGCCAAGATTTCAGCCCTATCAACATTCTCTGGCAAGATTCTAGTTAAAGATGTTTTTAAGATAATAAATGAGGCAACAGAAGAAATGGCGTCCGATCTTGCGGATACGATTGGCAAGGCCTTTGGAGTAGTTGAAGATATTGAAGATTCCTACAATAATAGCGAAAAATTTAAAGAATGGGCGGACGCATATCCAGAGTCTTATGGCATAGCGTTAAAATTACGTGACCTAATCCGTGGAAAATCCACACATGCAAGTGGGTACTTTATTTCATATTATCCATTAAATGAATTTATTCCTATTGAGCTAAATAAGGAAGGAGAAACAAGCATTTCATACGAAATGAATACAGCGGCAAAGTTTGGTATTAAACTAGATCTGCTTGGTTTAACAAGTAATGAAATTATTAAGGATATCTTTGAGAACATTCCCGAAACAATTAACGATATCGATCTTGATACAAATATCGACGTTTATAAACATTTACAGAGTGATAACTTAAAGCCATATGGCCTTTATCAAATTAGTGCTGATTGCGCATATCGTGTTTGTCAGAAAATTAAACCAGCAAATATTCAAGAGCTTAGTGACGTAAACGCCATAGCAAGGCCCGGCGCTTTGGCCTATGAGGACAAGTATGTTTGTATGTCCGGTGAGCCACCGCATGAAAAATTAAGAGAAGTGTTCGCGGAAAGTAGAAACCTACCTCTATATCAAGAGCAACTTATTCAAAGCCTTGTTGCAGTAGGGTTTTCTGCAGATGAAGGAGAAATTATTCGTCGAGTTATTGGAAAAAAGAAAAGAGACGAAATGCCAAAATGGAAAGACAAGGTTTTTGAAACGTGCAAAAATAATGGTTTTGGCGAACAGGTCGCGGAAGCGATTTGGAAAGTTTGCAGTGATTCGGCAGATTATTCATTTAATAAGTCACATTCAATGGCCACGGCCTATCTTGGTGCACTTACGGTCTATCTTAAATATAAATATCCATTACAATTTTTTACGGCATGCCTAAATGCTAGTCAAAGGCTTCCAGAACCAATGGAGGAAATCAGAAAAATACAACAAGAGTTGCCATATTTTAAAATTAAGCTACTGCCACCACACTTGCTTAAGTCTGATATGAAATTCACGATTGATGGAAACAATATTCGTTATGGATTAAGTGCAATCAAGGGAGTTTCAGATAGCGCCATGGAAAAATTAATTAAATTCCGTGGGGAGTATGACAGCAAGGTAGATTGTTTTGTTGCGGCAAAACAGGCCGGACTAAATATTGGCGTACTATCTTCATTAATACAGGCCGGAGCTTTGGACGAACTGGATACAAAAAGAACAAGACTTGTTCTTGAGGCACAAACTTACAATCTATTAACAGATCGTGAAAAACGTCTAGTTAAAGATATACATGATCAGACTGAAAATAAAGACGTTCTTTCAATTATAAAGTTTTTGAATGAAAAAGCCCAAATCAAAGACAGTAGGTTCGAAACCATTAAGGGCAAGTACAATACTTACAAAGACATCTATACTCTAAATAGCAGAAATGAAGAGGTTACAAACTACTTCTACGAACGTAACTGCCTAGGTTTTAGCTACAGTCAGAACTTAACAAAGCTTTTTAAAAAGAAAAACGCTGAATTTAATACGGTTGAATACATCAAAGAGAATAAGAAAGAAAACGATAGAGTGCTTATTGTGGGACAAGTGCTTGAATGCAAACAGTCCAAATCCAAGAATGGTAATAAATTCTATAAAGCGGTAGTTGCAGATGACACGGGAACAATTACTTGTTTACTATTTGATGGCAAGCAAGGCTTGTTAGATGAGTGCAAGCATGACAATGGTGGAATACTACCAGAAGAGGATGATATTGTTGCTATAAAGGGTAGATTTAAGGGTAACGATGCGATTTTCGCAGACAAGATAATAAAGCAAGACTGTAAAATATATAAGAACATGCGTGACTTGAAATAAATATTGATTTTTTTTAATTAAAAGTGTAATAATATATTACAAGACAATTATATATGAAGATCAATACAGAAATCAAGGCGTCCGAAGCAACTGGAGCGTTTTGCGCTACATTACTAAACGCTGCTACTGTAGCTCATATATTACATTTTCAGACCCGCAGTTTTTCACATCACGAGGCTTTAGGTGATTTATACGAAGGGTTGCCAGATTTTATAGATTCAATCGTTGAGGCATTTCAGGGAAAGACACAGTCTTTACTTCAATTTCCAGCACAATCAGTAACTACTCCAGCCAATGCCTTAGATTTTGTTATTTCACTAAACAGTTACTTATCATCCAATAGATATGTAGCATTCTCTGATAAGGACACAGAAATTCAGAATATTATAGATGAAATCGTAGTTCTCTTAGAGAAAACCATTTACAAATTAACATTCCTAGCCTAATAACCTTATGCCACTACCAAAACCCAAAAATCAAGAAAAACGTTCGGAATTTGTATCTCGTTGTATTGGCGATGACCAAACAGCAAAAGACTTTCCAGATCAGAAGCAAAGAATTGCTATTTGCTATACACAGTGGGAATCTGCAAAGAAAGAGGCAACTGCCATAGTAGGTAGTGGAGATAACGAAGTCTTGTTTTCCGCCCAAAAAACTTATGGCGGCAAAAAGCGTAGCGAATTAAAGAATAGCGATTTTCTTTACCCAAATGAAAGAAGCTTTCCTATCGTAACGCCAGCCGACGTTCAAGATGCCGTTAGTAGCTTTGGGCGCAGTAAAGGCAAAGATTATAATGATTTTAAGCGTAGGCTAGTAAAAAGAGTAAGATCAAAGGGTGCTAACTTTGTAAAAGCACTACCACAGTCTATTAAGGACGAATATAAAATCAAAGCATCGGAAGATAGTATTGAGGACTATCAAAGCGAATTCTTTGGCATGTCATTATCCTCATTAAAATCAATTAAATCTAGGGTTGATGCTATTTTGGCCGCAGTAGAAGTTGACGAAAATGTTAAGTACAACCTAACAGAACCTTGGTTACAGGGAAAGATTGCTGTTATTGATGACAATCTTAAGGGTGTTGCTGATTACATACTATTTACGGATGAATCCGAGGAAAGCGAAAGCGAATCTGAATCTGAAACAGAAAATGACGACATGATGGATACAGAAGATTCGAATGAAATGGAAAACGAGTCCGAAGAAGAGACCGAGAACGAGTCGGAAGAAGACACTGAAGATGAAACAGAAGACCAAATGGGAAGTTCTCTTGGCATAAGCAATCTATAATCATTACTAATAATGAGCATTAAATCGCAAATCCATAATAAAGAATTAATATTTGTTGTTAGTTTTTGCGATGATTGCGAGGAAAATTTTAGTAACGATCTAGCTGCAGAAGAGCTTACTGCTGATAATCTTTATATTCCAGAAGAGAGCGAGTACGTAAGCAGGGAAGAAATTGCTTTTGACGAAGCAAGTATTCTTGAATATGACATTGCAAAAGAAAGGCCCGGACTTTGGGAAAATATAAGACGTAAGAAAAAAAGGGAAGGCAAAAATTATAAACCAGCTAAAGTTGGAGATAAAGACCGTCCTTCTCCAGATGCTTGGAAAAAAGCTCAGGGTGCCGAATATCAAGGTCAAAAGGTCACATTAAACAGGCCATTCAGAACTCCAAAAGGCCCAAAAAAATTTGCAGTATATACCAAAAACCAAGGTGGCAATGTTGTTATTGTAAGATTTGGTGATCCAAATATGGAAATCAAGCGCGACAATCCTCAGCGTAGAAAAAATTTTAGATCAAGACATAATTGCAATAACCCCGGCCCAAAATGGAAGGCAAGGTATTGGTCTTGCCAGTGGTCTTGGTCTCCTAACAAAGGCGTTGGGGCATAATATAGATTGACATAGTATTAATTTTGTTTTATACTTAACAGTATGAATGCATTATGGACAATTGAAGGATGTGACTGGCAGGAACATTTGGTTGCGCCAATAGATTCGAACCCTATAGAAATAGCAACTAGAGCGTTAGAATCCATACTTGATAATAATATGTATGACAACGAACTCTCCCTTGGTATGATCATAATGATCACGCATGATAAGATGAAATCCATAGACGAAACATTTGTTTGCTACATGCCCACGATTTTGGCAAATGCAGGATATTACACTGAATCCGATAACCTTCAGAAAAAGATTGACCTAGTTCTAAAATAGCAATATTCTTATCTCATGAAAACAATTACCGTATTGGCGCTCATGAGTCTTGCAAACCTTGCTATTGCTTCTGACATCAAACCAACAGAATATAGACAGGTTACAATTATTGGTATTGGTAACAACTCTTTTAATGCTTGTAACGATGCAAATAATAGGGCGTTTAATAGTAAAAAAGTTTTTGTAGGAACTCCTAATGTAGATCTTCGGCCCCTACCGAACGGTGGCTATATCTCTATTATTACTAGAACAGAAAAAGTAACACATTGATATGTTGGAACTCTTGAGCTTTAACGAGTATCAGAAAATTCTAAACTCCTTAGTAAATCATCATGCAGTTTTTTATCAATTTTGGAGGTTAGTAAAACCTAGATATTGTAAAACAATAGACACTGCTTGCGTTAGTTTCAATAATGATGGTAAATGCGTAGACTTTTTAATTAATAAAGATTTTTGGGATTCGATCTCCGAAGAGAAAAAACAATTTGTTATTTGTCATGAATGCATGCATGTAATTAATTCGCACGGCAAACGCATTGCCAAAAAGTTTGATCAATATGCCGAACAAGCAAATTGCGCTATGGATATTGTGGTAAATGAATCACTGATAAAGTATTTTGGCTTTAATAAAACGTCGATAGATCCCAAGAATGAATACGCTTGGTTTGATTCTTTTTTTAAAGATAGAAATGACATTGTAAAAAACAATAGTTTTGAATATTATTTAAATAAAATTATAGAAGAAAATATAGAAGTGCCACAGGATTCGCGGTCTTATGTAAATAAACATACTGGGCTTAATATCCCTAATAAATTTGCACAAGAAATAATAAATGCTCTTTCAGATGAGGAAGCAGAGGTTCTTAAAAACATTGCCGAACGAGCCGAAAATGGTAAAAAAGAAGATTCAAATGATAAAATCGCCGGAAGTGGTACTGGAGATTTGATTAAAACCTTGGACAAGAAACCCATGAAAAAGAAAAGCAAATGGGAATCTATTATTAAAAAGTTTGTTAAAAGTTTTGGGAAAGAAGAAACAGATGAATCTCACTGGCTAGTAAGAGATCGCAGAATGCACAACTTAAGCTCAAGCATATTTCTACCATCCGAAATAGAATGTGAAGTAAGGAAAACAAATAAAGAGAAAATTAAAACTTATTTCTTTATGGACACTAGCGGTTCTTGCGAAGGGTTGGCTCAACGTTTTTTTAATGCGGCCAAAAGCATTGACCCTAATAAATTTGATGTAGAATATTACTGTTTTGATACTCAAGTATTTAAGGTAGATATTAAAAAAAATAAACTATTTGGCTTTGGTGGCACTAGCTTTAAATGTATAAGTGATTTTGTATATAAACAAAAGAATGCAAATCCTTATGTTTGGGTATTGACAGATGGTTGGGGAGACTATCCCCCCATACCTGATAAAGAACAAGAAAAGTGGAGTTGGTTTTTAACTAAAGATAATTGCCAAAGATACATTCCGAGAGGGTGTAAAACATATCTTTTAGAAAATTTTGAGTAGACATATCATTCAAGATGTGATATATTGATTAGTAATGAATCAATCATTTGAACAAATTGAGAAAAAACTTGTACAGTATTTAAAATTGGGCAAAAATGTCTTATTAGAAGGAAAGCATGGAACTGGCAAGACGAGTCTTATTCAGAAAGTTTTTCAAGAAAACTGTAAAAATTGGTTGTATTTTTCTGGATCGACTTTAGATCCTTGGGTTGATTTTGTTGGCATACCAAAAGAAACAAAAAAGAACGGAGAGAGTGTACTTTCCTTTGTTTTGCCGGAAAAGATGACAGACGATTCTATCGAGGCTATATTTATAGATGAGTATAACCGTAGTCACAAAAAAATCCGTAATGCAACAATGGAGTTGATTCAATTTAAAAGCATTAATGGTAGAAAGTTTCCCAATTTAAAAGTAGTTTGGGGCGCCATCAATCCAAGTGACGATGAAGATGAGAGTTACGATGTAGAAACATTAGATCCAGCACAATCTGATCGTTTTCAAGTTCATATTAAAATACCATATATTCCAGACTTTCAATATTTTGAAAATAAATTTGGTAAAAAAATGGCAATTGCGGCAATAGAATGGTGGGACGGTCTACCAAAAGAAGCCAAGCAACTCGTGTCTCCTAGAAGGCTAGATTATGCCTTGGAGATTTACAATGAAGGTGGCGATATCTTTGACGTTCTAAAAGAACAAACAAACCCAACAAAACTATTGGTTACATTACAGGTTGGAAGTTTAGAGGGAAAGATCAAGCAGCTTTTTGAAGAAAAAAATGGCAAGGAAACAAGAGAGTTTTTTACAAATGAAAACAACTTTCAAGGAGCATTGCCTATTATTAAAAGAAATAAAGATTACTTGAAGTTTTTCTTGCCACTAATTAATAACGAACGCTTGGCCGCAGTATTTTTTTCTGATGATAAGTCTCAAAAATATATACTAGAAAACTCGCAAATGTTTAAAGATGCCCTAGAAGAAATATCAAAACTAAAAGCGATAGACCCAGTAGTTTTATCCAAGATAAACCACTCGCTTAAAAAAATTGGCAACGTACAGTATTTTTAGAAATTTAAAATATTTCTAAAGAAAGACCAAACCGCCAAACCAGTGAGTCCATAAGAACCTATCATTGCCGCACCAACCGTAGCGCCAATGGCTACATATAATAAAGTGAATAAAAGAGCAATTATACTTAATATAAGTAATAAATCAAAAACTGTACAAATAGCCCTGATTTTTCTCCTTTTGCTAATTGCTGTAATATTTTTTTGCATTTTATTAATTTTTTATTTGTTCAGCAAGACGCAATAAGACTGCGGCGGTTTTTTCTAAGTCTCTAATTCTGTTGTCAATAACCTGCAATTGGGCAGTTTGGGTGGCATCTATTTGGTTTTTAATCTCTAATTGCGCTAATACTAACTCAATTTTTTGAACCCTTGCATCCATGCGCTCAAATTGCGCTCTGCTGGTATAGTTCTGTTGCAAATACAAATTTGCCGCCATAAAGGCCAAAACAGAAATTTTCCATATATTATCTACTGAAAAGATACCATCTAACTTTGATTTTTTGACAAAATCATTAGCACTTGAGGGGTGGGTAGGCATATATATATTTACATTTAAATAAAACCAATTAACAATTTAATTGTACTTTTTATTAAAAATTACTGAATAATCCACAACATATAGAAGAATAACTATATTATTGCTTTATCTTTAAATAAAGAGCATATATATAAATATGCACTATCAAAACAAAGTCAAGGAATTCATGAAGGTTTTTGGTCAAGATTGTCCTGATATCCCAACAATTCCAGATATAAATACTAGAATTTTAAGAGTAAAGCTTCTTTTGGAAGAGGTATTAGAACTTGCGGAGGCAAGCGGGGTAGAGATAATTGATACATTTAATGCGCCGCTAGACACAAGCTCTATCAAAACTAATAAAATTAAATTCAAAGAAATTGAAAATTCCGCCACATCCTTAGTTGGAGTGGCTGATGCGATTGCGGATATTTCCTACGTTAATTACGGCGCGGCAAATGCCTATGGAATAAACATAGAGCCAATCGAAGAAGAGGTTCACAGATCAAATATGACCAAGTTATTCTCCTTAGATGAAATAAGCAAGCTGGATCAGAATAATTTTAAAATCACCAAGATTAGCGACAACCAGTTTTTAGTCAAGGCGCTTGACGGCAAAGTACAAAAAAGCCCAAGTTATTCCTCAGCTAACATAGATATTCTATTAAACAAGTAACTAATATTATAAAAACTTAATGAAAGTAGAACTTTTAAACCATTTTGGTGACGATTTAATGATAGCTAACATTGCTAGGGTGTCTTATGATAAAGAAAGTGCAGAACTATCGGAAAAAGATGAGAAATTAATTAAATTTTTAGCAGAGCACAAACATACTTCACCATTTAGACATGCACAGCTTCAATTTAGAATTCAATGCCCTATATTCGTAGAGCGACAATTGTTTACGCATCAAATAGGCTGGGCTAGAAATAGTATTTCTGGTAGATATGTGGACTTTTCTGATTCATACGATGTACCAACTAAGCTAAGATACCAATCTAAAAGCAGTAAGCAGGGTAGTGATGGAGAGTTATCCGATACAGATAATAAGTATTTTCAAGAAAAAATACAAAATATAATTAACATTTCCAAAGACCTGTACAAGGAAATGAGTGATTTTGGAATTGCCAAGGAACTTTGCAGAGTTCATTTACCATTAGCCCTAGAGACAAAATTTATTTGGACTGGTAGTTTTCAAGCATTTATACATCTTTGCTCGTTGCGTTTAAAAAACGACACGCAAAAAGAAACCAGAGAAATAGTAACAGAAATGCTTATACTTACTAAGCTTATTAAAGGAAACCCATTTAAATACTCTATTCTAGCATTTAATTTATGATTTATTTCACCATTATTTACAGAACTGCAAGTTCCCAAGCGTAGACTTACCAAGGGTCTGTGGTCTTTTATTTAAATAGTCACTTGGGTTACTGCAAGCATTGTGTGCCACAGTACCTGTAATTCCTATACACATTTTAACTTCAACACATTTCTTACTAGACTCGAAGTCACTAGCCTCAAAAACTTGTCGATCATTAAGCAAATCTTGAAGGCTTTTATTGTTGTCTTTAAAACCTTTTGCAAGATACCACCATTCTTCATTTAATAATTTGTATAACACGTTAGGATATTTACCTCCCGGTTGATTGCTTTCAAACAAAAGGCTGATAGCAGTTTTTTCTGTTTCAGAAAGTTGTCCTAAACGACCACTAAGCGATAGGTTTACAGGAGAATCGAGACTAAGAGTCTCTATAGCTGTTTCTATATCCTCTACCCAAGTTACTTCAACTTTTGGCACTTCACCTTCCACTCCCCTAAAGGGAATTGGGGTTGCTACCGATTTATAATGAAATTGAAACGAACCGCAAAGATTTAAACTGTATGTACATTGTGTCATATTTTTTATATATATTTTTAAGCAAAGCTCACAAATCCAGTTTCTATAGAAGTGGAAGTTAAATTTTTCAATAAGTACTTTTGACTTTCAATATCTTTAGTGGCTTTTAAAAAGGCTAGACCCATTGAAGAATCCTCGGAAGCGGCCAGCCCATATGCATAACCACTATATTCTGTTAAAAATAGATTATCTATTATAAATGATAATTCTCCAGTAATTGATGATGGTATACCTCCAGACGCGAACCCACCAGAAGCAAAATTATTACTATATAAATAACTTATGCCAGTGTTATATACAACAAGATCCGTGTGACTATTATAATATCCACCAGTGCTTAAAATTGAAATAGAATATGGGGTTCCACTTGGAATTAAACCATTCCATACGTTACCAGAATTTACATTGCCATACTTATTTCCATATAATCTGTAAAAACTAGTACCAGTTAAATTTATAGATTGTTTTAAATAATCATTAAATCCAGTTATTGCCAAGCCAGAACCAAAAGATATCCTCATGCCACTTGGAATGGCATTTTGCCTATTGTAACTCGTAACACCAGAATACGTGCCCTCACCATAACTTGCGCTATAAGTTTTGCCGCTAACTACGTCATGATCAGATATAAATACTATTCTTTCGCCGCTACCAATACCAGTTTTTACGCATAGTACGCCATCTACTGCTCCAGAACAAAACCCATAATAATTATTTGGATATATATAAGCGCCAAAATCTAGTGCTCCATAGTTTTGAGAATTAATGTTATTAAATTGAGTAAGTAAATTAGAACTAAATAAGTTAAATACTTTTACCTTTCTTCGATTGTCAATATTATCAAATATATTATTACTATATATTTGCTCTACAACGCAGGCACGATTTCCAGAAGCACTAAGTATTGCCTTAAATGATAAATTATTATCACCAGTCACCGAACCTGAAATATCATAACCTAATTGCTGCCAATCTGGATCTTGATATTTAAAAACTATAAATGGGTTTTGATTGGTGTTTATATCTGCAGCAACAATTGACAATTCTGCGCCACCAATTGACAATAAATCTCCATTTCTATTAAGCGAGATTCCACCAAAACCGAAAGTGCCACTAACTTTTTGTCCATAAATTGTTTTTCCTAACTGTTCCCAGTCAGATTGCAATTCATTATATTTAAATATTTTTAAAGCACCTGCAGCTGCTTTTCCAGTTTGTATTGTTATATCTGCCCCCGGATAGCTTATAGCTATTATATCACCAGAACCATTCATAGATATCGAAGTGCCACAGTACTCATTCTTTTTACCATAGAAAGTTTCACCCAAGTCTACCCATCTAGACCCCTTGTATTCATACGCTTTAGCATAGCCATCTTGCGGCAAAGAGTCTTGCAAAGAATACATTGACGAAAGTGGAGATGACACTATGATTCTGTCACCAATTGAATTAATAGCAGTTAAAAAAGTAGATTGAGCGTTTACTGCCCCTGTTATCACTTGACCTAATCTAACCCATTGATTGTTACCACTAAATTCATAAACACTGGCCTCTTGAGCAATACCACTCAAAAGATTACTTGGGAAACCAGCTACAAAGCGATTACCAGACTCATTTAATGACACCGAAACTCCGCGATACTCGCTAGGAATTTGTCCAGAAATTGTTTGACCTATTTGATTCCAAGTATTTCCACTATAATTATACACTCTTACTGCACTAAAATTATTAATTCCACTTAAATTATTATAATTAGTACCTATCACTACTCTATCACCAGCACCATTCAGTGAAACAGTATTATTAGCAATAGATATCTCAAAAGGATTTCTTCCAGTAAAGAATTGCTGCCCAATAACTACCCCATCTATCTGCATAATATCCATCGAATATACGAAACTCCTACCTCCAACTTTATTATCAATTGCATTACCCAAACGAGACCACTGCGCTCCACTATACTGGAAAATTTCTACTCTTTGGGTAGAATTAGGAGAATCACCACTGATGTTGCACACTGCAGCCACTCTGGATCCATCAGCATTGATTGATACACATTCAAATTCCACATCACGTATACCACTATTCAAAAAAATATCTTGATTTATTTTTTCTATAGCCTGTCTTTTTGTTACGTCCCAAGAACCATTATCATCATCCGTTGTTTTTAAGGAATTTGGTATCACAAATTTCTGATACTCACCATATTGCACTTCTGGCCCATACACGTATTCAGAAGAGTATAGAATATTAGAGCTATCTTGATTTAAAACAGAAAAAGCATAACCAGAGCTTGTTTCTACTAGAGAAATACTGGGAGTTGCCACGCCTTCATTGTCTATTAACTTGATTGAGTTTTTATTGCTAGCAAAATTTAAATTATTATCGAAATAATTAGAATCAGAAAATAATTTAAGACCCTTTAATGCCGAAAGATATAAAGAATCTCCTAATTTTTTGTAAATTGTTTCTGTATTTAATGACATATTATTAAAATGTTAATTATTACCAAGTGATAATACCAATCCCTCCAGCTTCCGATTCGTTGATGCCAGTAATTGGTTGACTAGTTTTTGGAGTGGATAACACGGAATAGAACATCTCGGCGTTGGAGTTGGCCCTGTTAACTACTATTTCCCAAAGATTTGGATCTGGGAAGTCTTTATAAACAGAACCCTCAAAATCTGGATTTAAACTCGTGGCCCATTCTGGTGCTGTTCCAGAGAATTGAACTGTTCCAGTAAGTGCAGGTAATCCAAGATGAGGGTACAGGTCTTCAACCCCACTAAAGAATACACTCACCACGTTTGGATAGACTACAGGCGTTGGCGTAGGTGGTGGCACTGCTATTGAAACTACTCCACTATTTAAAGGATTTAGCTCAAACTGTTCACCATATAAAGAAAATTTATGTCTTGCATCTATTTCAATTTTATTGTTTACATCCCTAACTCGTGATGAGTAAGTGTATAAATTAAAATTTCTTCCAGATCCTTTTGCCACGCCTAATAAAGCATTTACCCCAGCGCCAGTTAAAACTACCATTTCCGAGAAATAACCAGATGGCAGATCGGCATTTTGCCCAGTAGAATATTCATACCCATTATATTGAACTGACTGCCACAAGTCATTATATCCTAACTTTTTTAATTCATTTTTATCGTAAATAAAATTACCTGTTTCATTTGTAGCAACCAATTGGTTTTCAGTAGAAAGAATACCACTAAACGCTTGCTCACTATCAAAAAATGCTTGCTTGGATGTATATCTGCTAAAACTAGGATATTTTACTATTATCGTTGGCGGTGCTTCTAATTGATTTGGGTCGTTATAAATTGATAACGATGGAACATTTTCAGCAGATGCGGAAAATACGTTACTAAAGGAAGCTGCCTCAATTTTAGAAAACCTATTTAATAAATAGGATATTTTTGACTTTCCTGCTTGCTTGTTATTGTTGATATTCATTATAGGTCAATTTTTACAAGCGCATAACCATCTGTACCGACGGTGCTTAAAAATTTTCCAATTACAATAATACCATCCGTAGCAATTTTTCCATCGTTACCAGCGTATGCTGCGTCACCAACGTCTGGAAGGCCACCACCAGCACCACGGTCAGTAGTGTCAATATCATTTATTAAAACTAGTCCCTTTGTTAAAATTGGAACTGCCTGATGTGGTAGCACGGCATCCATCTCGGCTAACTTTCTTTGATTAAAAATAAGCGGCTCGCCATTTTCATCCAACTCTCTTACGTCTTTTAATAAGATTCCCATTGGTGCCGGAACTGTATTGTAAAGAGCGGTTGTCGTAACGTCTGCTACCACATCAAACCTAGCTGACAAGGAATTAGCAACTGGAGAAATATTTGTTGCACTTTGAGAAACACCGCCATCCGTATTTTTCCAAGTGAATACAGGCGTTACCAATGTTCCCTTATTTACCGGAGACTGTCCAGAATACGAATATAGATTTATAACATCATGTTCACTGTAGTCACGAAATGGTTTTAAATTTGGCATAAAATCGAATAGTTATAAAGTATTTTACACTTTTTTATGGATTATTATCTAATAATGGTTAAAATATTTTAACAACACATGACAATGGAAGACGAGCAGTTGGAGTTAGTTAACAATTTAATTGTAAATATTTTATTTTGTGCTACCCCAAAATCTCCTGTTACTATTAGTAGAAATAAGAAAATTATAAAAAACGCATTTTATAATATATTTGGCTTATACATAAAAAATACTAGCCAATACGTAGTTTTTGTTAAGATATTCACTATTTCTAGCAGAAAATATAGCAATAATTCACATGTTAATATGAAACATAATGATACACTTGTTTTCGATACAAAAGAACAAGTTTTCTCCTATCTTTCCAGTTTTATAGCTGATATCGAAGAACACGAACGTTTTTTAAACGAAGATATCGTAAATAATGACAATATTACTGGCGCAAAGGCGGTCTTTTTAATGACCGAATGGCAAAAAATTATAACAGATTACTTTAATAAAAAAAGCAATTGGTGAAAACTAGTTCTGCAAGCTAGCGTAACCCCAAATATTATTACCACTTACGTTACTGTAAAGTCTAATGTGGCTTACTGGAGAATCCATAAACGCGGCTGGTGCATAACCAGAACTAACACTAGTAAACTCATATAAATCAACACCTTCTGCAACGCCACCAATATCAAAAACTGGCGACCCACTTAAGGCTGTTCTTGTTTGAAGGTCAACAGGAACGATTCCGGTTCTGTTACCATACACAACAAGCATAATATTTCTAGCAGCTGCAACGTTAACCCACTCACCAGTAAAAGGAGTGGCCTGTCCTGTTGCTAAACTTACTGTTCCGATAAATGAAGAAGCTGGCATATATAAATATTACACACGATTTTGAAATTTACCTATAAATTCATATAATTTATATGAAAAAAGAAAATAATACTATTTTCATACAGATAGCCTCATATAGAGATCCAGAACTGCTTCCTACAATAAGAGATTGTATTAATAAGGCAAAATATCCAAATAATTTAACATTTGGAATTTGCTGGCAGAGAGATGAGAGCGAATCATTAGAAGAATTTCAACAAGATAGCAGATTTAAAATCATAGATGTTCCTTGGAATGAAAGCAGGGGAGCGTGTTGGGCTAGAAGTTTAGTACAAAAACTTTGGAATGGCGAAAAATACACAATGCAGTTAGATTCTCATCACAGGTTTTTACAAGATTGGGATGTGGAACTTATTGAAATGATGAAAATGACAGGATCAAAAAAACCAATTATTACATCATACGTTGGTATGTATAAACCAAGCACAAACGAACTTGTCAATATAGAACCATATAAAATGGTTGCGCAGCGATTTAATAGGGATGGACTAGTTTTATTTCTTCCGAATGTAATACCAAAATGGCAAAACTTATCTTCTCCAATTCCGGCTCGTTTTATAAGTGGACATTTTTATTTTACCCTAGGCGAACATTGTATAGAGTGCAAATATGATCCCAACTTATATTTTCATGGAGAAGAAATCTCTTTAAGCGTACGATCCTATACATCAGGATATGACTTATTTCATCCACATAAGACAATAATTTGGCACGAATACACTAGAGAGGGAAGAACAAAACATTGGGACGATTTTAACAATGAAAATCAAAAAATAGGAAAAATAAAAAATCAATGGTGGGAGACGGACGTTTTAAGTAAAAAAAGAGTTAGAAATTTATTTGGCCAAGAAGACAATCAAATAGACTCAGCAGAGTATGGATTTGGCGACACAAGAACTTTTAGCGATTATGAATTTTATGCTGGAATTCATTTTAAAAATCAAAAAGTTCATCCAGAGACCTTAGCTGGAAAAGATCCACCAATTAACGACGCTTCCGACTGGTTTAATATCGAAGAAAAATCTTATAACTTTAGTTTAGATATACCAAAAACAGATAATTTTAAATTTATTTATATAGGAATTGAAGATATTAATGGAAAGCAAATATACAGAACAGATTTGAAAGAATATAAACCAAAAATAACATTAGAGTTTAAATCTTTCTCTGAGCCATACAAATGGATATATTGGCCAGTTGACAATAATGACAATTGGCATAACAGAAAAGATACTATCTTATGAAAAAAATTACCGCACAAAAAATATTGAGAAATATATGTGTGGATTATTCTATAAAAATACGTTTTCAAAAAAAATTAAAAAACGATACGGGGGCAGTAGTCGATGGATTGTGTTCAATTTCTCCAGAAAAACGGGTTATTTATATTAATAAAAGCTTTTGTAATAATAGAATGGCCTCTGCCGTATTTCACGAGCTTGGACACATGTATTGCATGGATCATGGTATATGGAAAAAATTTCACGAAGAAACCGTTTCACCAGAAATTGCTTTTAAAGTGGAAAATTGGATAGAATGGTGGGCAAAAAAAGAATGGGACTCAAGAAAGATGAGAAAATTATTCGGCCATTACAGTTTCTCCTATTCCAAATCAAGAGAAAAAGAAATATTGCGGTGGTTGAAAAAGCATTACAATTAAAATTGTGTTGACTTTTTATAAAATTTTAATGATCATCAATAAATGCGAAGCGTTATTGCAATAGGAGACATTCACAACCATTGGGTTGAGGCAGAGGCTATTGCATCGAAGTATGATGATACTCATACCATTGTCTTTACTGGAGATTATTTTGACAACTTCGGTGACTCCGCCATTGACGCAGATCAGACTGCTCGTTGGCTAAAGACATCACTAGGTAAATCTAATCGAATTCATTTGATGGGTAATCATGACATTAATTATTCCTATTTTAACTTGAGACATGGTTCTAGAATTGGTGATCAGATTTATATTTGCTCTGGTTATAGTCCGGCCAAGGACGATGCTATTAATAGGATCATGTCTAATGAAGATTGGGATAAGATTAAGTTTGGTCATAAAGAGAATGGTTTCTGGTTCTCTCATGCTGGGTTCCATCCTTTTTGGTTCTCTAGCCCTCCTTATGGAATGGATGATGAAATCATTGAGATTAAGCTTAAGAAGATTCAGAAGGCTATTCAGGACAGAGAGTTCAGTAATGAGCTTGGTGCTGCTGGAAAGTGTAGAGGTGGAATGAATCGAGTGGGGGGATTGATTTGGAGAGATCATGTAAGAGAGTCTTATGCTGGTTCTTATTGGAATGACCAGTCTGGTATTAAGCAAGTATGTGGTCATACTCCTATGATAAATGGCATTGATATTGAAGAGACTCGAAATAAGGGACTCTGTATTGATATTGATTGTGGATTGTCTCAGGTGCTTGAAATCCTAGAAGATGGTACCTATAATATTATTGACACTGGACTTCAGAACTTTTATAAAAAATAATAAGCTAAACAAATCATGAAAACTATTAGACTAGAAGTTGAATTGACATATAATAATAATATTATGCATGAAGATGATTCAGATGGTATTGAATGGTTTTATAGAGATGTTCTAGGAAAAGTATGTGAAGATGGGTCTCCTAATCTAATATTACATTCTAATGAACTAGGTGATGAGGTTGGTGTTATTAATGTATTAAAGATTTTATGAAGAAGATACTAAAACCAAAACAACATGAACAAGCTGTTTACTTTTCTGACTTTACAGGTCAGCCCTTTGGGGGTCTTTATCATCCTCCTGTAGAGCTGAAGATGACATTTAACTATGGATCAAATTATGATGGGTCTGATATTACTTTACATTTGTCTCATAAGGATATAGAACCTATTTTAGATCTTATTCAATCTAAACTTAATCCTGATTATAAAAAAGATCTCAGACAAACATTAGATTATAATAATGAAGAATTAGATATGGCGGCAGATTCAAGAGACCCAATGATGTATGAATATTATATCTCTTGCAATAGTCTTATTAGGAAACTTTTAGGTCCAGTAGATTCGACTGATTTTATTTCTGAAGATAGAGATAGAGGATGAAATGGTTTAAAAGATTTCTCTATATAACTAGTGGTAAATCATGGAGAACAAGATTTTATTTTCTTAGCTGTGCCTATATGCCTTGGTTAATCCATAGAGTAATTTGGAGAGGATATAAAGAATAAGCTTGACTAATCCTTTAAGAATCTCTATTATAGACAGATGAACAGGGAAATTATCTGCTTTGACTTTGACTACACTTTAGCCATTGAAGAAGTGTCTGGAGGGTGGATTGCTGTAGGTACAGGTGTTCTAAAGCCTATTCAAAAGATTGTTGATATGGTTCTAGAGAAGGATAGAGAAGGATTTGATTGTCATATTGTAACTTTTAGAAAGGAAGAAGATATCCCAGAAGTAGAAGAGTTTGTAAAGAAGCACAATTTGCCTATTAAGGGTATTCACAGTACATCAGGAAGATCAAAGATTCCTATTCTAAAGAAGCTCAATTGTACTTTGATGATTGATGATCAGGTAGAAGTCTGTACAGCTTGTATAATGAATGATATTCCCTGTTTACTTGTTGATCATGGATTCTCAGGAACAAATAATGTTGTCGCAGATAGAATGGATAAAATCAAAGTTTAGGCTTGAAGTGTCCTAAAAATACCTATATTATAAAGGCATGAAGAACAAGGAGCAGATCGAAGAAGTGATGCATAAAATTATTAAGATGAAGGAAGAACTTAAAGGTCTTTATAGTACTCTTGAAACTGTGCTCATTTGTAATGATTACAAATACCAACCATCTCTTGGTACATATGACACTGATGAGAATATAGATAAAAAGATGAATGAAATTTTAGATACAGTTTAGGCTTGAAGTGTCCTAAAAGTTCCTATAGACTATATATATGGCCAAGAACATCTGGAAAGAAGCAATTATTGAGGAGATGATGACTACTGGCATCTACACTGAAGAGTGGGCAAAGGATCCTAAGAAAGCTTTACATCATCTTGCCTGTTGGTATACTGAGTGTGGAATGCATTTTGCTAAAGAAGAGAGATGGCATAAGAGCTTTAGGAGGATGTGGATTAGTCTTTGGTATAGTACACCATTTCCTTATTGGTACTGGAGAATGAAGTATAGAAATAACCAGCCACCCTTTTAATATGAATTGCCCTTATGACTATGATGACCCAGAGTTTAGACTCGAATGGTTTGAAGACAGGCTAGAAAAAGTAGAACTAGAAAGAGATGCTCTGTGGGTTAAGACTCAAGAGGATGAGAGGATTATAAATGATCTGAATGATGCTGTAACTGAAAAGAAAAGGCAGATAGATGAAGCTATTGAACTAGTTAAAGAACTAATGCCTTTTGCTACATTTGATTTAGATACTGATAGGTTTGGTTTGATTACAGAACTTCAGACTAGGTTTGAAGAATTGATACTTGAAGTGTCCTAAAAATTCCTATAGCATATAAGAGTATGAAAGTATTACCAAATCTCAAAGCTGTTTGTGATGGATGTATCTCAGAAAGAGAGATACTAAAAGCAATGCCTGAAGATCTTGTTCCTGTTTGGGAGAAGTATATGAGAGGTAAAACAGTTCAAGAAATTGGATTTGATGATTGGGGTGTACCAGAGAGTGATTATGAATCATTTAGGAGGCATATTATTAATCATTGTTTGAAGCATATGTCTGAAGAAGAAAAGGCTTGAAGTGTCCTAAAGAATCATATAGACTAAGAGTATGAAGAATAACAAAAAGGAATATAAGAAGGTGACTATAACCTTTGATGAAAGGCATTTGCCAGTGATCAATAGAGCATTAGAATGTTACATGAGACTTCGTAGTGGTCAGATTGTTATGGCTATGGATGAAGTCTATTCTGATAAGCAGTCTAAGATGTTAAAGGATAAGAACTATCATCACTATGATGATAACAAGGCTATTGAAACCTTTATTAGATCTGTGTACTTTAAAGACCTTGATAGTCCTAATGCAGCTTGGGGAATTGGTCAGTATGGACATGGTGGTGAAGAAGCCTATATGATATCAAAGACTCTTAGGCAGTATATGGCTTATGAGAGAAATGATGGTTATTCTGGTTCTGGAAGAGACTTTGATACAACTTGGGGTTCTTATTCAGATGTTCCTAATCCAGTTGTAGAAGGTTTTAGTACTAGGAAATTCTTTGAGGCTCCTAAAAGTTTGCAAAAGAAACTTTATTTATTGGTTTATAATGGAGCTTATAAAGAAGCTTTTGTTCTCATTGATAAAAAGTGGAAGACCTTACCTAGAGGTGACAAGTATGAGATTGGAATTGAAAAAGAATATGATGGTGATAATATGCCAGTATCAATTGTTGGCGTATGGGTAACAGCACCAAGAAAGAAAGAGGAGGGCTGGTAATATGATAAACCTTTGGCATAAATTCATAGATTGGAAGAGAGATTATTTTGATGTATATGAGATTGCTGAAAAGAAGATGGGTGATGCAAATGATGAGGGGATGATTGATTAATATGCCTCCTTATATACATAAACCATCGAAAGAAGTTGTTGGTGCATCAAAGAGAGCAGCTATTAGAGAAGCTCTTTTAGAACTCTTAATCAAAGAGAAGAAAGCAAATATTACTATTAAATGTGGACTCAGAGTATTGGATCAGGTTCTTCTTATGCCAGAATGTATGAGAACTATTGATGAAGCATTTCTAGAAATTGCTGGTTGTGTAATTCAAGTAAAAATAGACTTTGAATTAGATCCTTGGAAAGTAGTGTATGAGGATGAAGTAATTTTTAATTGACACCTCCTCCTAAAGCATATAGAATAAGATTATGAATGAGCCAAAGTATACAATTGTTTACGATGAGATGTCCTGCTATGATTGGGGATACTCTATTAATGGTGTATGGAGAAGTGGAGAAGTGGATGAAGGTGTCAAACAACCTGAAGAAGATGACGAGCTTCTTGACTATCTTCTTCTAAAACTAAAAGAAGGAATCAAGGATGGTACTTGTTCATTTATGAATCTTGTAGAATGCTTTCAATCAGATGATACAGAATTTGCAAAACATTCCTGTGATGATTGTGGTCATTCTGGACACAGAACAACTTGGAAGATTTAAATTATGAAGGTTAAACAGCTAATTGAAATGCTACAGAAGTTTGATCCAGAACTACCTGTATTTGTAGATGGTTATGAAGGGGGTTATGATACACCTCAATTACCTTTTCAATCACCTATGAAGCTAAATGTTCATGATTATGAAAATGAATGGTATTATGGAATACATGAACTTCATAGAATATCTGATATAGTGAAAGCAGATTGTGAAGCTGTAATAATTTCAAGGTAATCCTCTTGCCTTATTATAAAATTTCTTATATACTTTATAGATTATGAAGGAATTGTTTTACAAGCCTGTAAAAATTTCAAGTACAGATCATGATGTTCTGTTTTGGGGATGTATGCACTATGGTCACGATCCAAAGTGGGATGTTCCTATTTGGAAGACCAGAGGATACAATAGTTCCTTTGAACACGATGAGGGATTAATTCGTAATTGGAACAAGAAAGCTAGCGCAAGCACTATTGGGTTTCTTCTTGGCGATACGATCTTTGGTCATAATGCTGATGAAAGATTGATTAGCCTTTTCCGTAGATTAGACTTTAAGGAATTATACATTTTACCCGGCAACCACCAAGCTGGTTATAAACAACTGATTGAAAGGGCGCAGGATAACATCCTTCTGCCTTCTGCTTCTGAATACAAGCAAGTTCATTTTGTTCCAAATTATTTGGAGACTGTAGTAAATGGACAAGCTATTGTAATGAGTCATTATCCTATTCTATCTTGGAATGGAGCAGGAAAGGGAGCATATCATATTTTTGCCCATGTACATGGTAATCTTAACAGATCAGAGCTTGGTAGGATGTATCTAAAGACAGGACTAAACTATGAAGTATCTGTTGAGAATTGCCCAAGTCCTATTACCTTTGGGGAACTAAGGGCTGAGATGAGAAAGAAAGTGCAAAGCTGTCCAGATCATCATAATGAAGCTTGACATTATTACTAAAATATACTATTATTAAATAATGAAATATCAAATTCGCAAAGCTGAACAATACACTGTATGGCAAGCAACTGAAGTTGCAAATCTTGATCCAGAAGACTTTAAGAATCTTGAAGAAAATCCATACGCAGGGGATTCTGAAGAGGAGTTCCTAAAGTATATTGCTGAATTTATAAATACCTGCCGTTGGGATGGATTCCCTAGTGATCTTAATAGTGCCGCTACTAAAGAGCTTGATAAGATGGTAGAGAATGTTAACTGGACAGAGTATCATAACTCCTCATTTGATGGAGAGGAATCTTGGTACGAAATCGGAGAGGCAGACGAATCATATCGTAAGAGTGGAGGATTTAATTCCCGCTTTGATACCATTCAAAATACAAACACCGATTGGTAATGCAAACAAAATGCTATCTTGATATGGATGGCGTTTTGGCCAACCTGTTTGATTTTATTTCTATTAAAATTCTTGGCAAGGAATACAAAGCAATTGAAACGCCCGAAGAAAAGTTAAAACTAAAAAAAATTTGGACTGATAAAGACTTATTTATCGAAAAACTAGGAAAGCCAGCTGATTTATTCATAAATCTTAGTCCATATAGTACTAACGATGTGCTAATAAATAAAGTAATAGAAAAGTTTAATGGTTTTTATATTTGTTCGTCTCCAGCGAAAATGTTTCCAGATGAATGCATACTTGGAAAACTGCGATGGATAGGTCAACACATTATCCCTAAATATTCCACTTATTTTAAGGGAGCGGTTTTTCCAAGGCAAAAGTCAGAATATGCCATGAATGAAGATAGGTCTAAGAATATTTTGATAGACGACTATCAGCCTTACATAGATAGCTGGGAAGCTGCCGGGGGCATTCCAATTAAATTACAAAGCTCATTACACGATAGTCAAAGCATTTTAAAACTTCTTGAGGAAGAATTTAAAAATATTAATTGACATTAATGTAAATATTAATAATAATAAAATTATGGGCATGTTTGATACTATACTAGCAAAAAGAAAACTTCCACTCACAAAGGAAATCAAGAAGGCTTTTCCTGATACCGATTGGGCTCAGGAAAGTTTTCAAACGAAGTCATTAGACAATACAATGACCACTTATACCATTAAAGGTACTGGTCTTTATTGGTCTAAGGTAGAAGGAGAGTATGTCAGGACAATGACAGAAGAGGAAGAGAAGAAGGCCAAAAAGAGTAGGAAGTGGGTATGGCCTTATGAATTTGTTGAATATAGTCGGAAGACTGTAAACGTTCCATTTCATGGAACTATTAACTTTTATTCCTATAAGGAAGACAAGGATAATAATACTTGGGACATAGAGTTCGATGCACTTTTTAATACTGGTAAGCTTGTGAGCATTAAGCTCGTGAAGGGCGAGATCTCAACCACAGCGGAAGAAAACGCCGCTAGAGACAAGGAGTGGCGGGATAGACTAGATGCCCATGAAAACCATCCTTGGACAAAGACTAAGAAGATTCTGAATAAGATTACTTTTGGCTATTGGACAAAGTTCTGGAGTAGCTATGTATCTAGAGGTCTTTACTGGATTTCCCAAAAGACGCAAAAGCTTCAGCTTTGGGTTATTCGAACGCTCGCTTAACATGAGAGGGGACTATATTCCTTTATTGTCATGGCTTTCTGCTATGTTGATAGGCATGGTGATTTGGTTTTATTTAATTAAATTTATATGGCTCATTTTTGCTTAAACGCCCCTGTCTCTCAGCATATTTATGGCTATGTTGATAAAGCGATACTTCATGGAAGCCTTACTCCACAGCACGAATACGAACCTTGCATTATATTTGGCATAACATCCATCCCATCACGGGCTTTACATTTTTCAATATTGTGCGAGTCAGGAGCGCAGTGGGCAAGAATACCAATTCATATGTTAAGGCATGAAAAGCCAACCTACTCCTTATCAAAAACACATGATCTGAGTAATTTGCAAATGTGGGATAATCATGGTTGGGATTTTAGCGTTGTTCACTATGACTTCTTGAGAGAAATGGGCTGTGAGTATATCAACAAAGATAATATTAAAATACCAGCACGTTATTGGTTTACTTTAGATCATACGGACAATGGTTATTCGCAATACCCATCACAACATAAATGTTATCATTTATTGTTACTGGAAGATGGTAGCGGCCAAATAGCCGCACAACCAAATAATAGAATTTTATGGAAAGAACATTCGTTTGTCAAGAATGTGGATAAAATAACTTATAAAACAATGTCTCCAAAAACTTGGCATTGTGAGACGGGTAAAAACGCAGACGAAACATCGTTTACAAATAACTAATTTATATATGAACAAAACTAGGGTAAACAATGAAGTGTATGTAGACATTTCTAAACCCCTGAGTAAAAAAACAAAAAAGCTCCTTAGAAACGCAAAACCCGCAAAAAAACATTTTTGTTATAATTTGTTTAATAAAAAGATCAGCATCGGGCTTTGGGAGATTCCAGATACAAAATATAAGAATTATCCAAAACTTAGCTTTGCAAACTTTAAATCATATGCAAAAATAGGAATTTCTTGGAAGAAGAACCTGTTTGAGATTGTTTGGAATAAGAAAACCCGTTCTTATTAAAGAACGGATTTATTTTCTTGACATGCACTACTAAAGTATGTAGAATCATATAATGAAAAATGTTTTCATCATTGCAGATCTTCACTTCGGAGACCCTGATATGTGCAACCTGTTAAAAGCAGATGGCCACCCTATGCGACCATTTAATAGCGTAGAGGAGCATGATGCTACACTGATTGAAAACTGGAACAAGGTTGTTACTGACCCAAGCGATAAGGTTTATGTTCTTGGTGACGTAGCACAGAAAAGGAAAGACATTGAAAACTTTGGCAAACTCAATGGGAAAAAGATCCTTATCAAGGGCAATCATGATATCTATGAGATGAAAGAGTATGCGAAGTATTTCAAAGATATTCGTGCAACTCATAGGTTGGAGAATGGTATTCTTATGAGTCATATTCCGGTTCATCCCGGCACTTTTGGCAAAGCACATAAGGTAAATGTACATGGTCACATTCATGATAAGAGGATAATGATGCCAGCACCATTTTATCCAGACGGTATGTTAAAGGTTCCAGATCCCAAGTATTTCTGCGTATCTTGTGAACATATTAACTATACCCCTATGGAACTTGGTGCCATAGAGATAGAAGTCTTCGGATTTGAAAACCGTGCAAAGACCTTGGAGGAACTTGCGACACAGGCACAGGAACTTAATATGGGATATGAATTAAAATGAACAATCATCAAAAAATTGTAGAACTAAACAAGATTTGGTATGATCTTATAACTTGCGAGTACCATAAGGACAGGGATTGTCATTTCTATATCATAACTGATTACCAGTATGGTGAGAAGGTTGTTTATACTGTTCAACACGTTGGGTATATTAATCATCGTTATGATGATACTGACTGGGAGACGATAGCAGAAGCTGAAATAGAACTTATTAAGGTTTTGTCTGAATGCATATTAAATGAAGTTGAATGGTACTTAGAACATTACGGAGACCCAAATTGGGATCAGCATGCAAGATATAATAATAAAGAGCTTGAAAGTATAAAGCAAGCTGTACTTGATATAAAATCTAATGTAAAAGCAGAAAGGTAAATAGTATATGGTCTTAAAAGATATTGTAAGGGAAGTCTCAGGGTCTATCATGTCCCTATGCTGCTTAATAGGTTCAATGCCTCAGATTTATAAAATCCTTAAGACAAAGCATTCAGCTGACCTTGCGCCAGCTTCTATTCTTATTTCTTTTACTTGTGCTGTGTCAGGTATGGTCTATATATTGACTGGCACATACTCTTTTTGGTTGTTTTTAAATTGTATAAATGGTGTAATATTATCAACAATCTTATTTTTCTGTTGGTACAAATACAAATAAATAATAGTATGCAACATAATGATATCCATGTTATTGGCCATGCTGCTATAGGCCTATTAGCATTTGGAATGCTTATGTTCTTCTGGATGATCTTGAAAGGAGTTAAGAAGGTAAAGAAGAAAGGTAGAAAAGCAGTGAAAAGAACTACTAGATTCGATTTATATCTGGAGGAACTAGAAAATTTTAAGAAAAACTGGTTTTATGATATTTAAAAATAAATTTATATACAAACTTATAATAATACTGTCTTTAGTGACACTTGGAACTTTAAGTGGCTATGAAAAGCCAGAATTTAAACTGATTGATTATCTTGATTCTTTCCATAATAGTGGAGATGTTATAGAGGACATGAATAGGTTGCAATCCAAGTATCATCTCAGGGTATCCAAGAAGAGAGATTGGCAATTAGGTGGAATTATTATTAGAGACTTTAAGTTTCATGGGGGCAATCAACCTATTGTTACTCAGACTGGATTAATGTTTGCATTTTAATCTTGACAGGTTTACCATATATTTATACCATATTGGTATGTACAATTGGTTTAACTATTCTAGAGTGAAGAAGCAACTTGAGAGTCAACTGGCTGAAAATGCGGCTCTTAGAGAAGAAAATAAAAATCTAGAAGATATCCTCAAGTCTATTGAGCAGGATGGAACAGAAGAGCATAATAATGCAATAAAGCTTAGGCAGGAGAATGCAAAGCTTAAGGATGAGATTGCTAAGTGGGAAAAGTCTTGGGAAGAAGCAGCATCTGATTTAGCTTTGAGAGTAATAAAGCTCGAAAAACAAATAGAAGAGCTTAAAATTGTAAATATAACTAATCCATATAGTGCTATGAAACCTGATGGTACACTTAAAGCTATTAATTGTGTAGGACATATACCTACAAATGGGTATGTGCCATCAAATCAAGATGCATTTTAAAATATTATGCCTAAAGCCACAATACAATATAATCTCCCAGAGGAGCAAAGTGAATTTGATCTAGCAAATAATGCTTCGAAGTATTATTCTGTTCTATGGGACTTGGATCAATATCTTAGAAACTTTGTCAAGTATCCATCTGATAGAGAAGATCCAATTCTTACTGATACTATGGCTAAGGTAAGAGGTGAGCTTTGGAGACTCATGAATGAACACAACCTAAATTTAGACCAATGAAACCAGAATGGGAATTTAGAAATGATAGTGAAGGTAATCTTGACGAGATTGTTGCAGAAGATGTCCAGTTCTTCCATCTAGAAAGAATGGATAATGGCCATTGGTGGCTTGGCGTAACTCTTCAAGATGGTTCTAGGATTTCGGCCAATCTTATTTCAGATCTTAATAAAAGAATTAATTGTGTAGCACATAAAGAAGAACCTTAAAATGTTTGAAAATTGACACCTCCTCCTAAAAGATATAGAATAAGATTATGAATAAAGAACTTTTTGAAGAAATTATCCTAAAGCTTCAGCTAATGCATGAAAAGGGTCGAAAGCTCTATGAACTTGGAATTGATCTGCTGGAATATACAGAATCATATGAAAGGATTATTGATGTCCTTTTGAAAGCTCATTTCAATGATGATCAGATTGGATGGATTGATTGGTATCTTTATGAAAGACCATCTTTGACAGAGAGAGGAAAGTCAAACAAAGCTTATAAGACAGTTGGGAAGAAGAAAGTAGAAATCTGTCACACTATTGATTCTTTGTGGGAGACTATTCAGGAATATACCCCTCAAGCAGAATGGGATAAAAGGTGGCCGGGTAGAAACAAATGATTAAAGCTTTAACAACTTGTATAATCCTAGTATGCTTTTGTATACTTGAAGGTTGGTTTACATCTAATCTTATAAAGGTTCTTGCTTATAACGAAGTTATTCTAAATGACAATTAAACCTACAGTAATTTGGTTAACAGGCCTATCTGGTTCTGGAAAGACTTCCATTGCCGAGGCCCTTAACAATAAGCTTAAAGCGAATGGAATTAGATCAGGAGTAGCAGATAGTGATACTCTAAGACTTGATACTAAAACACTTGTTGGGTTTGATATAGAAGGCAGATGGGTAGCTGTTAATAGAATGATCTATGCTGTTAAGAATATGATTGAATTCCAAAAGGCAGAAGTTGTTATTGTTGCTAGTATTTCTCCTCTTATAGAGATGAGAAAACAAGCTAGGCATATTCTTACAAATTATTCAAACGCTAATTTTATTGAAGTATTCGTTGATACGTCTATTGAGATTTGTGAACAAAGAGATGTTAAAGGTCTCTATAAAAAATTTCGAGATGGTCTGATTAAAAATATGTCTGGAATTGATTCTCCATATGAAGCAGATGCAAATGTAGAAGTTTGGCTTCCATATAAAAATCCATATACTGGAGAATTGACAGTTGACAACGCCGTAAAGATTATTTACAATGCTATTTATCAATTATGATAAAGAAAGTATTACAACCAACTAACGACGCTTTCGTTCAGTTTACCGAAGAAGAACTTGAGTCTATTGGCGCAGGACCGGGCACAAAGTTTAGTGTTAAACTTCATGATGATGGGTCTGTTGAGCTTCGACCTTATGTAAAAATGGAAGTTGACATTGAGAACTGGTCTAGAGAAGTCCTTGAACTAATAATTAAAGAATCATGCGAACGAGATGTTTCAGTGAATGATGTTATTATTGATTTTATAAAAGAATCAATTAATAAAGAAGATATTAGTGCAGAAAACAAGGAAATTTTTGAGGGCAATTTACAGGCCGCATCGTTGGATCCAAATTTCACAAATCAAGACACCAGCGTTGTTAAATATTAATTATTAAATAATTTTGTGAACGACAAGCTAAGGAAAGAAACGGTTTTAGTATTGAACCGCAATTGGCAAGCTATTCATGTTAAAAGCCCTACCGAGGCGATTACAATGATGTACGCTGAAAACGCCACTGGTCTTGACATAAGAGGAGAAGACAATATGGTTCCATTAAAATGGGCGGATTGGATTCAATTACCCATTGAAAACGAAACGGACGACTATATTCAAAGTATTCGTGGCAATATTAAAATACCAAAGGTAATTGTTCTTTGTCATTATAATTTAGTTCCTAGAAAGCGGCCAAAATTTTCCGCTAAAGCCATATGGGAAAGAGACATGGGAACTTGCCAGTATACTGGGCAAAAGTTAATCCCAAATGATGCAAATATTGACCATGTAATTCCAAAATCTCGTGGCGGAAAAACCGATTGGTCTAACTGTGTACTCACGCATAAAGATATTAATGCAAAAAAAGCAGACAGGACGCCAGAAGAAGCTGGGCTACGCTTGATCAAGCGGCCACAAGATCCTAAAGAATTACCCTCTACTTTTTATATTAAAAATAAACACAAGGTTAAAGAATGGGAACTATTCTTAAATTGGAATTGACATACAATACATATACTGTTATCATATATTTATGAATGCGAAAATTATTAAAACCCTAACTAAAAGATTAGAGGGCTCAAAAATCTTACCCTATATAAAGGTTAATAGTGTGGATGATTATTTTAATTTGCCAAGTTCAGAACGCGAAAGGTGGGGTCTTTATAGACGGCCATTTGCATTGCCATGTGAATGGCTAGAAACTCGAATGGGCAAAAAGAGCGGCGACCTAAAGCCAGAGAAGAGGGGCTGGGCTTCTTGGCGTGAACAAATTAAGCGCGAATATCCTGTTCAGTGGTTCCTACGTGAATGGTGTTTTAGTTACGAAAATCCAATCTATGCCTTTATTAAAGGCGTATACTTTGATTATACGGAAAAGAAATATGCAATAAAGCGTTTTATTAAACCTTTTTATCCACGCTTTCGCAAGTCAATGCCACGGCATAAATATATTGATGTATGCGAAGCTCTGAAGAGAGTCAATTTTGCACTTATTTTAGATTTTTGGCACGATGAAATGAGTAGTGGAACTGTTGACTGGGAAGATAACGCCCAGCATAAAAATTTCTATAAGCGGGTAGAGGCACTAGTTAAATATATTGAAGTTGAACGTCCTGCACTAGAAAAGAAGGCCGACGACGCGCTCACGTTAGCGACCAATAAAAAGACTGGAACATATGAACAACGTTATTCAAAATACAATGCAATAGAAGCAAAGATTGCACAAAAAGATACGGATCTTTTAGTATGGGCTATGCAAAATCGTGAGATGTTTTGGACGTAATACCATGAGTAATGTTCTATTAATAGAAAGTTGCGAAAAAAAGACTATAGAAGAAAACTTTTCTAATACTTCCATAGTACATGTAAGAAATTCGCTAATCTTGAAGAAAGAACTTGGCTATGAGCTAGTTACACATATGTCACAAATTCCCAATGCCCTAGAGAAACAATGGGATCATATCGTTTGTTGCTATGCCTCCCCTTATATGAAATATAAAGCATACATGGATATTATTGATAATAATCCTAATGCAAAACTGTGGTTTCTAGTAAATGATTACGATTTAGAGGATAATGTATTATTGCGAAATGTGGTAAAGAAATACCATAAAAAGTATAATGTTATTTGTAATACCGAAAGATCTGGATACCGCCATTGGATTTTGGGCAAGAAGCTTGAAGAAAAAAAGTTGAATGATTGGATTGATGAGTGGCACGTTGCAAATTTAAATTGTTTAATTTTTAATTATAAAAACAATATCGAACAGCCTTTAGCAAATAAAAGTAATTGTATATATTTTGGAACGCCTAGAAAGCATAGGTATAAGGACATGGTGGCCTTTAATGGCATCGAAGATTACTACATATCCTCTTCGGCAAAAAACCAGCTAAAATACACAAACGCCGGGATTGAGGCTCAGTATATAGATAAACTCGACTGGACTACTGGCAATGAAACCTTGAATGAATATAAATACTCAATATATTTTGAAGACGTTCATACGCATAATGTATATTCCGGATTAGCGAATAGGTTCTACGAATGCCTAATGTGTGATGTGGTTTTGTTTTTTGACGCTAAATGCGAAAAAACAGTTCAGAAAGCAAGAGATCACGGCTATAAAATTAGCGATTTTCTACTAGTCAAAGATGCCAAAGATTTAAATTCTAAAATGCAATTAATGAATAAAAATCACGAGATGTATTTAGAAGTACTCGGCGCGCAAAGAGAGAATATAGACGTTGCCCTAGTAGATAGGAACATCTGTTTGGATAAAATTAATACTATTCTTTCCTAAAGCGTGTTTAGTATAACTTGTTTTTAATAAAATTTACTGCTTCAATAAAATTAATAATTTTAGAATCGGAAATGCGATTTTCATTAATCTTATTTACTAAAGTAATATCACCTAGTGGATCTAAATAAAAACTTAAATGAAATGCATTTTCTGAAAAGTTAATTGTAATTTCTTGTTTTTTAAATAAATTTGTACCAATTTCCTCGAACCCTAGTGATATTATATAATTATAAATAATTTCGTTCATAAACTTGATTACACTCCAAATCCTTTAAAATTCTTATCTAAATTTCCGCTATAATCCATTGCGGCAGTTGAGCATCTAAAATCTGGATGACGAAGATTTGAAAATAGTCCATGAAAATAAATTCGGTCGTTATTAAACGAGGCGTCGTAAACAAACATATTTGCAGAACTTGATGATGTACCAAGCTCTTGATTATTCTGGAATGCAAATGTTTGGTTATCTATCACAAAATCATAATTAGTAAGATTATTTCCAGTTATTTTATCTTTTAAAGTAATAAAAGAATTTTGTGGAGAGGGCGAATTCATATGCCTATATTCCAACATGTCACCAAACTCCCCCACAGTTATTAACTCATCTCCATATGTCTTTATGTCCCATATTTGACCGGGGAACTGGTCTCCAAAACCAAATGGTGGACGTTCTCTAAATACGCTATTTGGGCCAGCCCCCCCATAATTTCTAATTATATTACCACTTGTTAAACCTACTAAAAATACGCCTCTAGGACTATTACTATCTCCAGAACCTCCTACTGATACAAGGTCTCCTCCTACAAATAAACCACTTGGATGAAGATGTAAAGCTGTAATTCCGTCAGTACCAAGAACATTTCTAGTATTATACCAATAAGAAGTATTTACAGTATATCCAGAGAAAGGTCTGAATGTTGTTAAGTGTGCAGCTGTATTTGTATCAAATGCAGCTACTCCTACATATGCACTAACTGGCGCCGCTCCAAATTGTGATGTTGTTCCAGCTGTGTATATAGTATTTCCAGTAATAGCCATTTTTCTTAACACTCCATTAAGAATGCTTGGATTATATGACTCTAAAGCACCGCCAGAAGCCGCCGAAACGTCAAATCTGCAAATTCTGTTTCTACTCAAACCACTTACCGTAGTGAAGTCACCACAAGCAAACATCTTATTACCACTAAACTGTAAATCCCAAACATCAGCATTCATATTTGGGTTCCAGCTATCTAACGTATTATCATTAAGATTAATTCTAGCAATTCTATTCCTTGCTGTTCCAAGTACAGATGTAAATGTTCCGCCAATATAAAGAAAATTATCTCTTCTTTTTATTGCAAAAACACTATTATTAACATTATAATCAATCCCTGAAATTCTCTGGTTATTTAAATCAAACCATGCCACTCTATTTCTTGTAACTGTTGACTCATTACTTGTTGTCGGAGACATATTTTGAACAAGTGTAAATTGTCCACCGATATACATAAATCCAGATTCCAAGAAACTAGACAATATACCGCCATTCCGAGTACAACGTGGCGCTCCATTATTAATATTACCAGTAATAAGATTTCCAGAATCTAAGTTATAAGCAAGTTGATTTGCATAAGGCCTAAAATTTTCATTTCCAACTGATATACCCAAACTATTAAATGTTCCGTTGATATATGCATTATTATTATATATTTCTATAGTTCTACCAGCGCCTACCTGATTAAGCATTAAACTCAAAACAGGGGTATCTAAAAGAGTGCCACTTTGAATACTGAACATCGCCATGCCGCCCCTTCTTTCTCCAGCATGCGCAAAACTTCCACAAACTAAAACTCCAGATGGGGTTACCCTGATATTTGTAGGTTCTCTAGGTAATTTTGGATCCCATGCTAATAATCCAGTGTTATTTAAATTAATTGCCGCGCCGAAGTTTCTTTCTTGACCCAAGACTCTTCTAAATGCCCCACCTATATACAATGTATTAGTACTTGTATCAATATCCATTGCCTTAACTTCACGATCAAGGTTTAAATTAAAATTTGTAATTGCATTATTTTGCAAGTCTAAACAGAATAATCCATTTCTAATCAAACCGCTTACTGTACCAAAAGTGCCACCAACATAGAGTCTGTCATTCTGTCTGCGCATGCACGAAATAACGGAATTAGAACTTGGCCCGGTTTTATTAGAATTAAAGCCAAAATTTTGAACTATTTCAAAATTTGTTCCATATCTCACTTGATTAGTATTTATATCAATACCAGCAAAAGACCTAATTCTATTTGGAACCGAACCAGAAACAAAATTTCCACCCATAAATAGAACATTACCGCTTTTTTCTAAACATAAAATGTCGGTGTTAACGCCAAGATCAACATTGAAATTTGTAGTTAACCCACCAGTTCTCAAGTCTACAATCGCCACAGAATTTCTAATACCCGTAGTAAGTGTTGGCGAGTTTAGGCTATTGAATCTACCACCAATTGCCAAAGTATTATCTCCAGTATCTAAGTGCATAGACCAAATCCCCTGCGCAAGATTATTTGACGAATAATTACTTGTTGGCGCGCTAACCATTTGAATATTTGGATTCCAGTCTAGAATTCTATTTGTATTCAGATCTACAGCAAAAGCATTATTTCTTTTTATTTTTTCAATAAATCCACCATGACTTCTTCCAAAAATTAGCATGTTATTACCACGTTTTTGATAAGAATCAAATAAAAATCCATTACTTCCATGATAGTAACTATTACCACCACAACCTTGACTTAATCCAGTGTGTATTGTCAGACCACTCACATTGTCTATAATGTAAGGTGGATTTACAGGATTATGATCATTTGCTATTAATGTTGGATTTGATGTTGAGTTATTAACTCTATATGTCCAAAGTCTGGACTGGTCAACCCTCAAATCCACAATAACCTTATTTCCAAACTCATTTACATATCCGCACAACACCTGAGGTAAAATGGAATTTGGCCTGAATCCAGTCATTATTATTCCATTTTCATAACCAACTCTACATAAAAATTGGTAATTGCCACCAGTTCCGCCTACGTTTGTAAAATCTCCACCAATGTAAAGGCCGCTTACACCGGTATTCATTGATCTAACAATTCCATTTAAGTTAGGATTAAATGGTAATAAAGTCATATCCGGAAATGTAACTGCGGCAATTCTATTCCTAGTAACCCCACCAACTGTGGTAAAAGTTCCATTAAAGTAAATTTTATTACCAGAACGTATCATGCTATAAATTTCACCATTTGGGCCAGCCGCAGAAGTAAATCCAGTAATTGCTGTACCGCTAACATAATCTAAACAAACTATGCGGTTCCAACTCCCACCCGCCGCTGTTGTGAAATTTCCACAAACCCAAACGCCAGTTCTATTAGGATAAAAATTTCCAGTATCTACAAAATAATCGTTAGAATTTGAATTAGTGCTCGTGCTATTTGAAAAATTTTGAAACCAAGTTCTATCTGGAATTAAAGACCATCTATAATTATTTGCTGGATTTACTTCTAAGTTCATTTTAACTATAGATTGAGGATACAAACCAAATCCATAGTTACCACCATTAATGACACTATTGCCATTAAATACTTGAATATTATTTCCATTGTGTTGGAAAAGAATTCCAGAACCAACCCATTTTAGTAGTCTAGTTGCGTTACCGCCTCCCAAACTCATCCCCAGTCCCGTATTAACACCAGAAGGGGTAATTTGTATAAAACCCTCTCTACCACCAAGCATATTTGCTGGGGAAGTAGATATGGATCCATCTGGACGACAAACTTGCGAAATATTATTAAAATTTCTAAAATTGCCACAAAAATACTTATTTCCATATGGATCCACTTCATAACCTACCTTGGTATAACCAATGCTATCTCCATAAATTTTAGCATCTACATTTGCAGGATATATATTTAAATTTGGATCTATCTCAGCGAAAGGAGAGTAAACTTGGCAAAGCGAGTTAAAATTGCCTCCAAAATATAAAACATTACCACTAATAGCTGATGCCAAAACTGGCCCATTTGGATATAAAAAGTTTTTTTCGTTAGTATCCTTATCTAAATTTGAAAACGGGAAAAACATATTTAGTTACTGAAGTCTTTAACATAAGTTGAATAAAAATTTGAACCAATTCTTAGTACTGTATAAATATCAACCCTGCTTTGTTGTAAAGTTAATGAAGGAGTTACGCCGCCTGGGAACTTATATGCAAAATTAAATGCCATATTGTTGCTTCCACTAGGACTTTGTTGAATTTCAATAATAATACTATCTCCATTAACCATATTAATAGGCGCGTTTAGCGTTGCCGTGGCCCCAGCAACTCCAGTTAAAACATATTCAAAAACCCGTGCTTCATTTGCGTCTGGAGTAAAATTATTTCCAGTAAAAGATCTTATGTTTCTTAGAAAATAAACAGGTTGGCCACTAACTTGGGGCGTAGTCGTAAAGTTTTTAAGGCCACTGACTGTTTGATTACCTGTAGTAAACATTATGTTACTAGATGAAGAATTTACATAGCCGCTTAGGTTGTTAATGTTAGTTTGTAGCGTAGAACCAGTAGAAGCGAGGTTGGCTGGAGTAGCCGCTTCACCACTTAAAACAACGCCTGTTTCGTTAACTAATAAACGCTGATTTGTTCTCCATTGGCCAGATAAAACTCTATCTGTCCAAACAAGAGTGGCATCGCTTAACCCTGTCGGACTTGCCGTATTACCCGCTGTTAGGTATCCTTTTTTAGTGATAAAACCTCCAGCACCAAAAACAATGCCGTATCCATAAGGAGATGGGGCCGTTCCTGCCCTATATATAACAGTCGATCCATTACCAGACTCTATAAATATTTTAGTACCTAAATCCGTTGCAAAAACTCCCGCGTTACCTAAATTTATAGTTTTACTACCTTCCGTATTTGTTATTGTGAGTGGGGTTGAATTGCCGCTTAAAACAGTTGCCCCAAGAAAAGTTTTATTTCCAGTGATGGTTTGATCACCAGTCGTAAAAACAACTGATCCCGTAACTGGGACTGGTAGGTAACCAGTCAACTGAGACTTTAAAGCATACCTACATAAATCATCATAATTAGGTAGTGGCATAAAAAAGAAAAGTTTATCTACTTATTTCTTCCCAGTCCATTGTTGCCAATATTTTAGCTGGACTGCCTCCAGTAGCCGTGCCAGCGGATATAACTAGTGTTAATTCTTGAGCGGCTCCAGTGAGGCCATTACGTTCTAGCTGAAATTTAAAAAGAGCTTCCTTTAAAATATCAAGCGTTGGATTGGCCTGATTAGTTTGACTAATAAATCCTGCCGCTAAAATTCTACCACCAGAAAGAGTTGTTGCATCCATTTTATATTCTACAGCAGAATTATTGCCAGCACTTAACCAAGTGCCACTGCCGCCACTAGTGGTAGCATTTGCAACTACTTTCCATTTAAAGTTGCCACTTGATACTGGTAAGATGCTCAGCGCAGTAAGAATTACAATAGCATCCAATCTGCTTGATTTTAGTCTAATAGTAATTACAGGATAATCAGTATTAGTTGTGGTTATTAATTCATAAGGAACAGTTACATCCTGACCAATTGCCTGTTGTAACCCCCTTAATTCATAGCCACCTTCTGAAATCACAGACGAACACACTTGCTTTAATGTACTTGGCCCACTAGTGGCAGATGTGTTTATTATTTCATATCTCAATGGCAATGAAGCAGTAGTGATATAGGTCGAATCAATAATATTCGCATGATGAAAAGTATGACAAACAATAAATTTACCATTAATAATAAATCCCATACGCACTGATCCAAGACCAAGCCATTCAACGTCCATCCATAAAATTTGCGCCTTACTTATATCTAGTGTTAATCCAGAAGCTCCCTTTCCATCTAATTTATCCCCATTCCAATTTGATTTTAATACCCTTGTTTCAGTGGCCGGAGAGCCGTTTATCAAACTACGCTCTACAAAATTTAAATTATTACCATCTAACTCTAGATACATGCCATTGTCTTGGCCAAAATAACCCACTCTTTGTCTTAAACCAGTTTTTGCTGGCGACATAACGAATGTGTTGAAAATCAATAAAGATTTGCCCGGCTGATAAGAGAAAACTTTTGTTGTCTCTTTGGTCACAAAAGATCCAGAAGCGTTGGTTACCCTCATCTCAACCAGTCCTTGATTTTGATTGAAAACACCACTACCACTAACACCACTAGCAATAGACCAAAGATTGTTATCAGCATATCTATGAGAGGAATCAAATAGAGTTAATGGCTGGGCTACTCTTAAACGACCAAATGCATCTACTGCGCCATCTGGATAACCAGCTATATTAACATAATTGGGATTAGAGGTTTGAAAATACGTTTCGACTCTATTGATCATACAGTATATTACACAGTTTTTAGAAAAAATTAATTTTTAAAAAAATACTTGCTTAACTGTAAAAATAGGATTACTATGGACGAATGAAGAACACTGAAAAAACACAGAAACTTGGCTGGCTACAGGCGGGAGATACGTTTGAAATCCCTTCTCTGAAAGACTTGATGCGAAATTTGAAGGTTTTGTCTACAAACGAGTCGAGCACTTCTGTACAGGGAGATCGTCGTGACAGCGTTAACGACGAGTGGAGAAGTTTCAGGTTCCCAATTTCAAACGATGTAAATGTGATCGTTGTTGAAAGAAATCCGATTAAAGAGACAGTTGACGAAAACGGTTCGAAAAAAATCGAGGAAAAACAGGTTGAGACAAAGGCCACGAAGCGCGGCAGGGGTAGACCATCAAATCACGTGAAGTCACTAAACGAAATGAGTGGAACCTCTGGAGAGTTTACAGTTAATGATATTGTTTCCAAGAATGGCGTTAAAGAGTATCAGGCGCACAATTTAGTGAGGAGTGCCCTTAAGCAAGGCAAGGTGACGGTGGTGAAGGAAATCTCTGGTGGCAGGGGAAAGCCGAGGAAGGTTTATCGTCTAGCTTAATTAATTAAATTAATATGGAATATAAATATACTCCAGAAAACATAACCTCGTTGGATAAAAATGAGGTTTTTGTTTTTGGTAGTAACCTTGCTGGAATTCATGGGGCCGGTGCCGCAAAACTTGCCCATACTAATTTTGGCGCAATATATGGAAAGGGAAATGGCATTCAAGGACAATCCTACGCCATTCCAACAAAAGACTTTGCAATAGAAACACTTGAGTATACTAATATTGAAAAACATGTTCAAGACTTTATTACTTTTGCCAGAGAAAATCCTAAAAAAATCTTTCTAGTTACTCTAATTGGTTGCGGATTGGCTGGATATAACCCAAAAGATATCGCGCCATTATTTTACTCTGTTCCATTGAATGTAATTTTACCAAAAGAATTCGCCAGCGATGCCTACAACAAGAGATTCTTTAATGAAGATTAAATATAAACTAAAAAATATTGGTGAGAATATTTTTCTCTGCACAATAAATAATCATTACGATCTTTGCATGACGTTTTGTCGTAGTCAAGAGTTTTACGAATCGCCATACAAAGCAATTCGAGGCAAAAATTTTAAACTTTTAGACTTTATGAGCCTTTACGCAAAGGATAGTGAAGATGGGGTTTTCACATACCCGGCGGATTGGGTTGGATTTAATATACCAAGCAATGTTTTGGAAAATCTTTACTATAATCCTATTCAAGATATTAATGATTATGATCATACTGTAAAAGAAATACTGACCAAAATCGGTAAAAATCTAAAAACCAAGGATAAGCGTTACTATTTAATTGCCGCTGTGCCCAACGATATTGAAACAATTTCACACGAAATTGCACATGCATTATACAATCTAAATAAAAACTATAAAAAAGACATGGATGCCCTGACAGATAGCATACCAAAACCAATATACGTTAAACTTTTAGACACTCTTTTTGCCCTTGGCTATTGCAAACAAGTAGCTAAAGATGAAATTCAAGCTTATTTTTCGAATGATTCCTACATGTTTAATGACAATTTAAAACTCAAGGACAGAAAAAAACTTAAGAAATTTGAGTTACAGTATAAAAGTATATATAATAAATACAAAACCAGTCTTAAAATAAAGATTTAATGAGCAGTGGAGGAATTGGTAAACTCGGAGGTCTTTGGAACCTCTGTCGTAAGACGCTGAACGTTCAAGTCGTTCCTGCTCAGCTTTATATTTTTATTCATATTATGAAAATTAATGTGTATTAATTAATATGACTACCGCTTCAAATAACAGCGTTGAAAAATGGAGTGGTTTTTATAAAACATCAGACGAAGCACAGGCATCTCTTGAAAAACAAGTTAAAACGATGGCTTTAAAAAAATTAATTATTTCTGCCAAAAAGGAACTCATATTGCAGAATAAAAATCCGATGCTTTTGTATAAATTTACAGTGGTTACCGCCGTTAAATAGTTTAGCGATTTTTCTCATAAAAATTGCTTTACTTTTTTTATTTTTATGTGTAAATACCTGAGTGAAAACATACAAACCATCATATATAGACCAATTATCTAAAGAGGAGTTTGGTAATATAATTAAGCAATGCTTTTCTCGTAAGGAGTTTTTTATCAAAGTAAATATGAGGTTAAGTGGCGCCTCATGTAAAATACTTAATCGTCGCATTGTAGAAGATAATATAGACATTTCTCACTTTAAAAGTCCTAGTCTCTTAAGAAAAAATAATGGAGAAGTTCCTTTGCATGAACTTTTAGTAAATAATTCTAGATACGTAAGTTCTAGTAGTTTAAAAATAAAAATAATTAAAGCTGGATTAATTGAATACAAATGCCTAATTTGTGGCAATAATGGCAATCATTTAGGAAAACCCTTAGTACTACAATTAGACCACATTAATGGAGAGAGAAATGATAACCGAATAGAAAATTTAAGAATATTATGTCCTAATTGCCATACACAAACAGAAACTTTTTGCGGGAAACATAAGAAAAAAAGAGAAAAAATTCCAAGCTATTGTGGTAAATGTGGGAGTGTTAAATATAAAAAAGCAACTAATTGTAAAAAATGCGCTGTTTATCCCGGTAAAATAAATTGGCCAGATAAATCCGCCTTAATTTTAATGCTGAAAAACTACCCAATGACAAAAATTGGTAAAATCTTAGGAGTTAGTGATAACGCGATAAGGAAACATTGTATAAAAAATAATATTGACTATAAGGTAAAAAATATCTAATATATTACATATAGCGCGATTTGGATAGCGGCGATTCCACCAGATTTACATTCTGGTTTTCATCGGGGGTTCGAGTCCCTCATCGCGTACCAATTTTAATTATGAACGCACATATCAAGGCTATTATTAAGTGTAAGAATAATAAGGAGTTTCCTTTTGATTCAGTAGTTGTTATAAAAGAAGACGATCTATCTTCTATTAAAAACAAGATAGCAGAAAACGCTGGAGTTAGTAATGCTTGTGAAGTTTCTAATGTAGAAGTTCAATATCTTTTTACGGGGATATAGCTCAGTTGGTAGAGCATCTGCTTTGCAAGCAGAACGTCAGGAGTTCGAGTCTCCTTATCTCCATATTTTTTAAAATTTAATTTATGATAAATGTAATAAATAGAATACTATTAACACTTGATTTAATTGTTATTATCTCAACATTATTTTCAATCATGGCGGTTAACAAGTTCTATAACGAAGATGTTGATGCGTTTGTTGAAGATCCCAAGAATAACTGGGTAACCAGAATAGTTGGATATGGATGCATATTGTTGGTTTTATCTATTATTTACTGGAGTTTGCGCTTGTTTTTATTCGGAAAGTTTTAAAAAATGATTAAAATTATATTTTATAAATTTTTAGTTTTATTTTTCTATTATTGTGGAAATTTTCTTAGCAAGATAAACAATGAGTTTTGTTTTTATTACTACCAAAAGTCAATGAGCTTATCTTTATATTTCGATGATATCGTCGGGCCTTGCTGGCTTTGGAAAAGAATTAAAAAATAGTTTGACAATACGTGGAAATAATTATATTATAAGTGTGTGGAATAAATGCCTTGTGTAATTATTCTATTCTAGATAATCTCTAGTTGTAGAGCCAATCTCTACAAATGATCTTTTACAAATTTTGGGGGCGTACTAGATTCGACTTAATCGTTGAAATTTAGATATGCATGTGGTAGTTGATCAGTTGGCTACCTTAAAAACTGATCGAAAAAATAAAAGCAAAAGCTATCGCTAATGCAGTAAAGTCGGTTAAGTCAGCAATGACAAACGTTGTAGAATTCTTCCGCGAGGAAGAGCGCTACGCGCTAGCCGCCTAAGCACCAAAGCGGATCCTATTAAAGCTTTGGAAAATAAAATAGGTTAGGCTAATCATGTGTTGCCTGTTAAATAAGCATGAGGGTGTCTGTAGACTCTTCACTATAGAAGGTAGGACTCTAAACACGGATAGGTTAATAACACCTTGTTACCTTTAGTCAACCAAAGTACGAAGTTATTTAAACATGTGAATGAATATTTAAATACCAATATTAAGGACACGAGGGGCAGTTCCTCGTCGCCTCCACCAATTTGCCCTTGTAGCTCAGTTGATAGAGCAGCTGATTTGTAATCAGCAGGTCGTCGGTTTGAATCCGACCGGGGGCTCCAATTTATCATCAGGACTATAACTCAGTTGGTAGAGTGGCATGTTGATAACGTGTTTGTCGTAGGTTCGACCCCTACTAGTCCTAAACTTTACGGTATTAGTATAGTGGCTATTATTAGACTCTTCCAAAGTCAGGACGAGAGTTCGATTCTCTCATACCGTACCACTTTAATAAAAAATGCAAAGTATTGATGCCATATATTATATAAACCTAGATCACAGAACGGATAGAAACGAACAGTTTTTACAAGAGATTGAAAAAATTAATTTTCCAATCAATAAAGTAACAAGAATATCTGGCGTTTATAATAAAGAGCTTGGCGCACTAGGATGCTCTTTGAGCCATATTAAAGTATTAAAAACTTTTTTAAATTCATCTTATAGTAATTGCATAATATTTGAGGATGATTTCACGTTTACTACCGAAAGTGATTTTGTAAACGATACGATAAATAAAATACTCACAAGCAATTTGGGGTACGATATAATAATGTTATCAGCTAATTGTATATATTCTGTCGCAACGCCTGAGTCACCACTTGTTTATAAGGTTTATAATGCAAGCACAGCGTCTGGTTATATGGTAACAAAAGAGTTTGCAAAAATATTACTAAATAATATAGAAGAATCTGCACTTTTATTAGAAGATCATTATAACAAAACTAACGAAAGGCACCATGAGTATTGCTTGGATCAGTATTTTAAAAAACTACAACCAATTTCAAACTGGTACGTTTGTAATCCAAAACTGGGAAAACAAAGGCAAGGTTACTCAGATAACGAGTATATGATAGTTGATTACAATTGTTAGTAAATTAAATAATTAAGGAAGTAGCCCGGTTGGTCGAGGACACTGTCTTGAAAACAGCTGAGGTATTAAAGCCTTCGTAGGTTCGAATCCTACTGCTTCCGCCATTTTTTGGTGTAATAAGTATTATGATTGATCCCTTCATATCTGCATTATGGGGTTTCATACTTATCCCGTATGTTTTATATTGCTTTTTTGAAAAATATGGCAAGTTTTTGTGGGAATTTTTACATATCATTCTTGGCTTGACCTTAATGGCAATTATTGGTACTATTATCACATGGCTAAGTATACTTTTATAAATTCTAATAATTAATCTAATTACTATGAACAATTCAATAAATAGCACTCTAGAAAAAAGAAGAAATAATGCGGCAGATTGGATGATAGATCTGCCAGCTGGTGAGAATTATCCAAAAATTGAAATGGCAATACAGAATTGCATGGAAGAAGGAAAGAGCCGAAAGCAAATAGTTAATTTTCTTTTGTCCGCTTTTTCTCGTGAAATCGACGAGCATATTGAATGGCACGATTACTTAAATATAGATTGCTTTAGTAAAAATTAATTGATCTTTACTGGAATTTTAACATCATATATAAATATGACAACAATAGGTGATACTTATCTACTGGAAATACTTTTGCCAGATACGGAAAATTGGAGAGATGTGGGCATGAAAAGTAAGTTTAAAACTCTTGAAGAAGCGCAACTGGAACTAGAAAACACTCTTTTATATTATAATCATAGCTATAAGTTTAGAATAAATCATATAGTATGCAATGAAAGTATTGTGTTTGAAACGCAAGGGCTAAAGGATACGCTAACTTTTAATGAGTAAAGCCCATTCCCTACCAATTTATTGTATTAGTTTAAAGCGTTGCACCGAGCGGCGCGAGACATTTTACAAAAGGTGGATAGAAGGTCTTGGTTATACAGTAGAATTTTTCGATGCAGTTGACAAAAACGATATAACTGCCGAAGAGATAGCATGGGCAGAAAAGGAAATATCTAAATTACCATACAGTCCTTACTATCTTTTTGAGGGCGGTTATTCGCTGTCTGGAGTAATGGCGTGTAGTAAATCACACCTTAAACTATTAAAATCATTAAAAGATGAGGTAGGAGAGCAGGGCGTGGTAATTATGGAAGATGACGTTATTCCATTGGAAGGGGCAGACCAGTTACAAGAAAGAATAGAACTGGCTAAAAAACATTTCCCAAACGTACAAAATATAATTTGTAATGATTATCATAAACAACAAGCTATGTATGGGCCGCAGTTTGTCCTAAGTGCAATTGAAAAAAAGTATTTTAGCTGGGATGAATCTAAACATGCAGTAACAATTCCAAATGCCAAAGCATCTCTGGTAAGAATGTCACCGCCGGGCTCATACTTTCGCTGGTATAGTAAACAGGGTGTTTTAAATATGATTAAATATATGGAAGGTAAGGAATTTTACCCAGTTCCAGTATTTTATACAGAATTTGCAAAAGCAAGAACATTACTAATACTATCTCCGGGGCTGGGAACTCATTGCTTCGAGGTTAAAAGCGAAATTAACGTTCCGCCATTCCATTTTTACGGACAATAATATAAACGCGCGTGTAATATATTGTTAACATGGCAACAAAAAGAAACCAAATAATTAGCATTCCACCAGCTGCTACTACTGTACTTAATACAGCCCATGTTTTTACCGGGCAACCAAGGACTATACGTTTTAATCAATTTACAACTAGTGCTGGTAATTTGCCAATTACTTATACAATAACACCAATTCTTGTTAACAAACTTGGCGGTGCGGCTACTATCACGACACGAACAGGCTTTGTAGATGTTACCGTGACTCAACCGGGATCTTTTACCATTACTGCTAGACAAGCTGGTAACGCAACATTTAATCCAACTACTATAAGTAGAACACTCAATTGTAAACTAACTCAGTCAATCATTCCTCCAACGAATCTTTTAAATACTTATGCATGTGGAGTAACTACAATACCATTAGGTAGCGCCACATCTGGACTCCCTATAACTGCAAAAGTAATCAATGGAACTGGCGCGGCTACAGTTAGTGGTAATAGATTAACATTAACTAGAACTGGAACATTTCAGTTACAGTTTAACCAGTCTGGTGATTACAGGTACTATCCGGCAACTTTTACAAGGGCAGGAGTCACTACAGTTGGTGCCACAAGTAGTAATTTAAATGGCCCAGCGCCAGTTACCCGCGTGTTTAACATGCAATATCAAACAGAAGGAACTACGCCATTTAAAGAGTTTAATATTATTCAACAAATAAGAAGCCAATATCCAGCACTGGCGAATCAAAATCTAACTAATTTTAGACCTTGGGCCGTTGATTTGCCCGTATCTGACTCCTTTGGCTTTACAGAGAATTGGACTGTAGGATATGTTACTGACACATGTCAAACTTTTCTTGGAAAACCTACTGATAACTGTACTTCATCTGTATCCAAGACTGGTAAAGTGGGTACTGTAAAATTAAGAACTGCCAGCTTTGGCGCAGAGCGAGAACCTTTAAGTAATACCAAGCCGATATCCCAAAGCGTAACTTGGAATAATGCATATAAAGTTAATTTATTGCTTAGAGAAAGTAATATAAACACTACTGAAAATAGAACATTTGCCCTTTTCAGACCTAATGGGGATTTTACATCTTACAGGGTAGGCAAATCTACATTTAATAGAAACTCATTTCCTAGTATAGGGGTAACAATTACTATGCCAACTCCTGTTCTAACTTCTAGTGGCACCGTAGCAGCAAACACGGCTATCAATAATATTGTATGGGGATTTGAATGCGATAATACAAGTAGTTGCAATCAAACACTAAGATTTTTAGTATCTATAAATTACGTATAAATATATGAATATCTTAAACGCTTTCAATAGTAGCAACGAGCTTCCTTATACAGTTGGGCCAGTGACTAGCGCATGTATATCTTGTGAAGCATTAGGGTATAACCCTCCTTGCAATTGTACAGAAGAAGCACGGATACAGATTACAAATGAATGGGGTGACACCCTCGAATGCTGCCCAAAGTGTGGTCAATGCCCTACAGTTAGTCAACTCCTAGGGTGCAGTGGTAGAGATCAAGTCGCTATAACTGGGGGGTTTCTTAGAATACCTGCTCAAGCAGGTTTTCCGGGTTTTACAGGCGCGATACCAAATCTTGTGTTTGGCGGTTTATTGAACCCATTAGATACATGTGTAGCCATCGACAGCTTTGACCAGCATACCGATAGTCCTTTTGGCCACAATGAACAACAATTTGGCCATAGATTCGCAACAATGAGTGGAGATCCTAAGAATAACTGCGAGTTAGCAATTTCTTTAGATAAAGCCAAGGTGCGCAATCAGCAATTTCTCACAGGATCTTGCGTAGGTTGCCCAATAATTGACCAGACTATCTCTTGTGCGACGGCTATTATACCAACAGGCATATTTATAGCACGACAGTCAATAATGGCTCAGGGGATGAGTATTGGCCCGATTACCGTTACAGCAATTTATGAATCCGGTGCCTATACTTGCAACCCCCTAGCCCCAGCAACGTTAGTATACGAACCTCGCATTTACCAAGGCACTGCAACTTATTCCTTGGCACTTATACCATTTAATTCAATTTAGTATTTGGTAACTAAGTAGATAGACTTTCCGGGCCGTTGCTCGAATTATTACAAGGAAGTAACTTTACTTCTAACGATTGTATAAGAACCTTCTTCTTATATAAAATAACAGCTATTGTATGTTAAAATACAATTCTTACGCTGTTTATACTACTATATATACCCTTAATAAACCCTAAATACACCTAACCCTACGTCAGATTAGAGTTACAGGTTTAAAGTATATTTATATTTAATTTCAATACGGTTATTCTTACCCAAGTTACCCGAAAAACCACCCGATTACACCGAATTATTCCCTACCCGAACCCCACCCGAACCCTCCCGAAATACCCACCCTTCCCTACCCCCCGTAACAGAGTAAAATACACCCCCCATACAATACAAACATATATAGAGATAAACAATAAAAGAATATATACGAATAGAATAGAATGTAGTGTTGTGTTTGATGGATGTGTTTAAGTAAAAAGAACATTGCCCTTTATATAATTAA